GAACTTGGTGTCCAAGTTCTTCACATTTCTCCAACTTACACTAGTCAAAGGTGTTCAGCTTGTGGTTGGACTCGTAAAAGAAATAGAAAAGGAAAAGTGTTTAAATGTGAAAAATGTAATTTTACATTAGATTCAGATTTAAATGGTTCTTTCAATATTTCTTTGGATCTTCCAGAGATACTTTGGGAGAAACGGCACGCACACGACAATAAAAAAGGTTTTTATTGGCATGTGCGTGGAGAGGAACCTATAGTTCCTCTTGTAAATAAAGAATAAAATTCTATATTTTATTCAACTATCAAAAGTGTTTTAACAAATTTTTTAGATGAAGCAATAAAAGAATCTTCTTATAATATTTCAAGAGAGGATATTAAAAATGGAGATAAAGAAGTAATAAATGATAAATTAAAAAATTATATATGCGAAATTGAAGGAAAAATGAGTAAAAGGTTTGATTTTCTTTTTAATAATCAAAATAATATTTTAGGTTTGATTTCTAATCCAGAAAAGATAAAAAATGGAAAAAGTGGGATTTTTGATTCTTTCAGAGAATATGAAGAAAATAGAGAAAATAAAAGTTTCTGGAAAAAGATATTTAATAAGTTCTTTAAAGGAGAATAAAATGGCTTTATGTGGAAATAAAAAAGTTTTTATAAAAAGAGTATCGGAAATAACTGAAGTCGATAATAAAAATCCTCATCATAAAGCATTATTAAAATATAATCATGTAAGAGTTCAACATGAAAATGGAGAGGAAATTTCTTATCTATTCACTGATAAACAAATTAAAAGAGCAGAGGATAGAACTAAAAATAATATAGAAGATCTTCCAGAAGAGGGTTGGACCTCATATGGACTTTTAAATATAGTTCCAACAAATCTTGGAGATATTCAAAAAGTTCAAAACCAGGATTCTCATTTTTTAGCATCTAAAGAATATAATCATATAGTTGTTGATTTTAATGATAATATAAAACATCTTTTATTTACAGACCATGAAATAAAAATGGCCTATAATAGAGCTATGAAAAACCCAGAGGATATTCCTAGTGTTTCTTGGATAAAAGATATATTTGATTAAATTATTGTCTTATAGAAAATTTTTTAAAAAACTTCTTTTGTCTTTAGAGGATAAAAGAAGTTTTTTGTATATATAAAGGAAAAAACTAGTTTTTAAAGAAATATATAATAATAAGAGATATAGAAATAAAGAGAATTTATGGAAACAAAGAAAACATAGAAAAAATAAATGATATGTTTGATTTAGGATATATGTAATGGCAACAGAAATAACAAATTTATATCAGTTAAATAACATAAGAAATCTTTTATCTGAAGACTATGTTTTGATGAACGATATAGATATGTCTCCTACTGCCCCTTCTTATAATCCAGAATGGGACGAAGACAAAATTGATTATAAAATTGGAGATGTTGTAGGTATTACTAATTGGTTATTTCAAACGTCTGTATATTTGTGTATACAAGATACAAATGGGAATTTAGAAAGTCCAATAACAAATACTTTAAATTGGGGGTATTTATGGGAGGATAATGGAAAGGGTTGGGATCCTATAGGGACATCCTCATTTAAGTTTACCGGAACTTACGATGGCCAGAATTATAAATTAACGAATTTATATATTAATAGACCCAGTACTGATAATATTGGGTTATTTGGGTATTGTTCTTCTGATTCTTCAATTTTAAACCTAAACATAATAAACTGTAATATTGTTGGGGCAAATTATGTTGGTGGAATTTGTGGGCGAATGTCAAATACTTCAACAATCGAGGGGTGTTTTTGTAGTGGGAATGTAACTGGAAATGGAACAACTGGGAGAGTTGGAGGAAATGTTGGATATGTAGAAAACACCGGGGTATGGGCTGTAAAACAGTGTGCCTTTGATGGGATTGTGGACAGTAAGGGGAGCTTTGTGGGCGGGAATGTGGGAGATGCTCGTGGATGCATTCAACAATGTTGGGCTTATGGAACTGTTAGGATTACAGGAGCCACAAATAAACACTCCGTTGGCGGAAACGCTGGGCTGTCTTGGACAACAGGATCTTTTAATGGACATATTAGCGATTGTTTTTCAGGGGCGTCAGTATCTGCTTCTGGCGGGAATGATAACAATATATATGTTGGGGGAAATGTAGGGAGAGCAATATCTTCAGTGGATAGATGCTATGCCTATGGACTTGTGAGCGGGGCAGGAAACCGAGTTGGAGGGAACATAGGATATATAGATGTAGGGTGGTCTCAGAGCAGATGTTACTATGACAAACAAACAACAGGAAAAACGGATATAACAAAAGGAACCCCTAAAACCACCTCCGAAATGCAAACACAATCCACTTTTACAGGATGGGATTTCTTCACCCTTATTAATCAAGATTCTATTTGGTATATGCCTATAAATGATTATCCGAAATTGATGAGTGAAATGTCGGAAACTCCTAATTTTATAGGATTAACATTATCTGAAGCAAATGCAATTGCATCTGAAAATAGTTTTGTTTTAGGAACAGTTACTTATTATTATCATCCAACAGTAGTAAGTGGGAAAGTAATAAGCTATGATCCAATTTATTCTGCTTCTGGCTCAATTATAAATTTAGTAATATCTAAAGGAATAGATTCAAATAGAATAGATGATTATGTTTCTAAAGATAATACTATTGTTGTTTATATTAAAGATAATGATAAAAGTAAAGAATTAGCCGATTATTATTCTATTAAACATAATATAAACACAGAAATAGATGGACCTATTATTGATGGATATGGAAGATGGGAAATAAAAGGACAGACAATTGGAATTAATTGTTCTAGTACAGAAATATTAGACAGTGAAGATATTTTTGATGATGAAATTTTAATTCCTCTACAAGAAGCTCTCAATACTTCTTTTTTATCTAGTCAAGATATAAGATGTATTGTGTTGGGATATAACGTTCCAGGTGGATTTTATAGCGATGTTTCTTCTCCTATTATAATTTCTTCAACATCCAGAATATCTAGAGGATGTGCAAAAAAAGATAATATTTTTCATGATTTTTCTTTAAAGATTAAGAATAAACTTTATAATCAGCAAGTTTTTTCTAGATTAGATGATATTAATTCTGAATTTTGCATTGTTTGTTCTAGAATAGATGCTCCTTCTTTAATATTAGCTAAAGAATTTGTAGATAATGCTATTAATACTTCAAATCAGTTTTTTATAAATGGAAAGATTTATATAGATCCTTATTATGGAGATACTTCTGATGATGGGATAATTTATAAAGATAGTATTTTATATTGTTATAATACTCTTATCCCCAAGATAAAAAATGAAAGTTTTATTACTAATTATATTAATCCTACTTTTAATTCAATAATTCCATATTTAGAAAATGATTCTTTTATGTGGTCTTGGTCTAAATCTTTTGCTTATCCTGATTTATTTAAGAAATCTATTTATCCTAGAGTGTTTCTTTATAATGCAGATTCAAATAGTGCTGAAACCTTTAGAGATAGTAATATAAATAAATGGGGAATACAATCTATGTTAGCTGGATATTGTTGTTATGCTGGAGCTATGTCTAATCCAGGAATAACAGGATATCTTGATTCTTTATCATTCTTTAGATATTTATATAATGGGGCAACTGTTGGAGAAGCTTTTTTGTATAGTTGTCCTTTTTTAGATTGGACAATAGGATTATTTGGGGATCCTTTAGTAAAAATTTCTTTTCCATTATCTGATACAATAATAGAAAAAATAGATGTAGATTATGGATGGGAAATGATATTTAAAAAAATAGAAAGAGTTTTAGCGTATTTAATAAAAAAACAAAATGAATCTTTTGAAATTAGAGATACAATAATAAATTCTGGGATAGTTGACTTAGAGGTAGATACGCTTATTCCTTCTAATAATTTATATTTAATAAATAATGATACATCTATTTTTTCAACGATGACAAAACCAATACGAGACCTATTTGATTTTATTTTAAAGAAAAATAGAAATTATGGATTAGATACACAATTTCCAAGTATAAATACATATTTAACGAAAAAGGGATATAAAATAAGTGATTCTTTAGTAAATCTTTTAGAAAATACTCAAATAGATGGAGATAATATTTTAGATGAAGGATGGTGGGAATTAGAATTTATACTTCAAGATGAATATTTTGGATATGAAAATTATTTCTTTCAATTAGAAATTTATGAAGATGAAAATTGTACAATAAAGGCTGTTAATCCTAATGGACAAGAAATAAATATATTTAAAAGCAATGAAAGTATTTTAGGGTGGACTTATGAAAAAGAGGAATATGGTTTTAGGGCTGTTCCTTCTACTGGAATCCCTACTAGCTTTGTAGGTAGAAAAATACGATATACAAGTAGAAAAGATACTTTATCTAATATAAACGAATATTTAAATAGAGGACAAGTTTATTATTTCAAAATAAGACAATTTATTGTAACAGAAGAAGGAGAACAATATTTTGATTGGGTAATTATAGAAGATATCATATATTCGTAAGGGAAAATAATGACATTAAAGGATTCTTATAAAATAATTTCAGACTTAATAAATGATTATCAAAAAAATGGAGAAAGTATAGATATTCATATGGAAGATATTTTAGAAACTATAAATTTATTAGATATGAGTGATAATAATGGTTTAAAAATAAATTTATATAATCAATTTTTCCAACATAAAATAGATTTTTATAATAAAACAAATTTATATAGTTCTGAGATTTTAATTTTAGTAAGAAAGTTGCAAGAAAATGTTTTGAGAGATTATAATTCTGTAGATGATTTTTTAGAACAAAATTCTTTAACTGTTAAATCTGTTTTTGCAGATATTTCAGAAGAGGCAGGATATTTGATTTCAGATCAATACATAAGGAACGATATTTCTAATGGCTAAAAAGAAAAATATAACTTTTTCTCAAATTATTACTGATATAAAATCAGAGATGAAAGAAAAAACAAAGTCTCATAAAATCCCTGATATTATTACATTTTGTGAAGCTCAAGAATGGTTAGGATTATCTTATCATCCTACAAATCCTATTAATTTATATCCAATGCAAAAAATAATGTTAAAGGCTTTTTATAGAGGAACTGTTGGAAATGAAGATGTTGAATTAACTCCTGAAGAAATAAACAAATGTGAAGAATTAGGATTAAATAATGATGATAAAGGAGATGTTTTAGGAAAATATTATAATAATGAGCTTTTTACTGAGTTAGTTTTAGTATGGGGAAGGAGATGTATTTCAGAAGATACTATGATAGTTAATCCAAAAGATGGTTCTTTAAATAAAATAGGAGAATTATGGGATAATGGAATAAAAAATATAGATTCTTGGACATATGATGAAAAAGAAAATAAAATGAAAGTAATTAATGAGGGGGAAATAATTGAGCAAGGACAAAGGCAATGTTATCTTTTAACTACAATGTCTGGTCACGAAATAGAGTGTACAGATAATCATCCTTTTTTAACACAAAGAGGATGGGTCGAATTAAAAGATTTAGATATAGAAAAGGATAAAGTTTCTATTTGTGAATCTTCTCCCTTTTTTGGAAATTCAGAATTAATAAATGAAGACGAAGCATCTTTGTTGGGATATATGACGGCAGATGGTAATTGCTCACAAGGGATCACATCTTTTACTTGTGCAAATGAGGAGATATTAAAAGACTTTAAACAAAAAATAAATAATATAAGTGATAATTTAAAAGTATTTAATGATCCTTGGACAAAAGCAAAAAGCAAAAGATTTCAATATAAAATAACATCTAATAAAAATGTTAATATTAATAACTATTGCGAAGAAAGACAAAGAACAATATCAAGACATAAATTAAATGATTTAATGTCTTTAATGGATAAATGGGAACTAAAAGGAAAAACATGTCATAAAAAAACTGTTCCTTTAGAATTATTTAAGTGCCCAAAAAATGTTATTTCAGCATATTTAAAAGCCCTTTTTAGTTGCGATGGAAACTTAGGAACAAGAAATAGTTGTACTTTTGAGTTTACGTCTGTTAATAAGGAACAAATATTTTTACTTCAACAATTATTAAGTAAATTTGGAATTTTAGCGAGTGTAAGAAAAAAAAGAACAAAATCTAAAATTATCGGGGAAAATGGAAAAGTTTATAATTATGATATTTTTTCTTATGTTTTATTTTTTAATAGAAAAAAGTATTTAAATATTTTTTTTAAAGAAATAGGAATGATAGGCAAAGATAATTTTTTAGACAGGGCAAAAAAGTTTTTACAAGGGGTTAACGAGAATATAAAAACGACACATAAGGATAATACCCCTCATTCTTTTATTAAAATAAGAAGTATAGAAAAAACTGAGTTAAAAAGAACTTTTGATATAAGTGTATCTTCTATAAAAACTTTACAAAATTTCACAGCACAATCTTTTTTAGTTCATAATTCGGGTAAAGACTTTATTTCTTCTATTATTGCTCTTTATGAAGCTATGAAATTATTAGAATGTGAAGGAGGGGATCCTTATAGTATATATGAATTATCTTCTGCAAATACAATTAATATTTTAACTATTGCTAATTCTAAAGAACAGGCAAAATTAGCTTTTGAAGAAATAAAATCTAAGTTATTATATAGTAAATATTTTGAAGACAAATATTCTAAAGATGGATTTACTTCGGAATCTATTTATTTACTAACTCCAAAAGATAGAGATGATAATAAAGTTCTTAAAGAAAAAGGACTTCCTTTAAAAAAGGGGTCTGTTGGAATTATTGTAGGACATAGTAATTCTGACTCATTATTGGGAATGGGATGTATTGTTTTGATATTAGACGAGGTGGCATCCTATAAAATGACTGGAGGAGCTTCTTCTGGCGATAGAATTTATACCGCATTACTTCCTACTGTTTCTACTTATTGTAGAAAAATATATAAAAAAGATGAAAATGGGAATTTTATTTTAAACGAATTTAATCAAAAAGTTGTAGAACAAAGAATTTATGACGGAAAAGTAGTTAGTATTTCTTCTCCAAGGGGAAGAGAGGGCAAATTTTATGAACTATATGAAAACGCTGGAAGATTTCCACAAAGATTAGTATTAAGACTTCCTACATGGGATGTTAATCCAACGCATACTCGTCAATCTTTAAGAGATGCAAATATGATGATGAATGAGATGGAATTCAATATGGAATTTGGAGCAGAATTTAGTGGATTAGTTGCAGAAAATTTCTTTACAGAAAGTCAAATTGATAGTTGTTTTAATGGGCATAACTTTAAAAATAGAGATTATGGAGAACCTGGAAAAATATACTTTGTTCATTTAGACCCTGCAACCTCTAGTCATAATTATGCTTTAGTAGTGGCTCATAAAGAATATTTTATTAATTCTTTGACAAGCAAAATGGATTATATGATTGTGATTGATCATATAAAATATTGGTATCCAATTAATAATGGAGTAATTAATGTAATAGAAGTATCTGATTATGTAGTTTCTTTAAAGAAAAAATTTAATATAGGATTACTTACATCTGACCAGTGGGCAAGTCAAGAAAGTTTAATAAAAATAAGAAAGGCAGGAATACCTACAAAAGTTACTAGATTTAATCATTCTTATAAAAATATTATATATGGAGAATTAGAAAATTTAATTAATTCTTCAAGGATTAAGATCCCATTTAATTTTTTACTTAGAAATGAAATGTTAGAATTAAGAAGGAAATATACACCTACTGGATTTAGGGTTTTACCTAAAACTGATGGAGAGGGAGCTAAATCTGATGATATAGTAGATTGTGTAGCTGGATGTTCTTATTCTGCTTTACAAGGAAGTATGACAAAGTTGCCACATGGAAAACTGATTGATATGCCTTTAAGCGGAGGAGGAAATGATATAGTTTGGAGAAATATGCAAGGTGGAGTGATTGGAATAGGAAGTGGAGGACAGGTTTCTAGATCCTTAGAAAATATCAAATCTTATCCTAAAAGATAGTTTTTAAAAAGGATATTGATAAAATAATTAGAATATAAAAATAAAATAATTATAAAAAGGTGGAAATATGGCAAAATTTAATTTAAAACATTCTGCAAAAAAAGAAGAAGATGCTACCTCTTACAATAAAATGTTAGAAGATGTAAGGGAAGATACTGATGTAACTGAAAAAAATATAAATTTAAGTATTGATAAAAAAGATAATGACGTAACTGTTCCTTTTGAAAAACAATTAGAAGCATCTAGAACAGATGAGATTAATGTTATTGCTGAAAAGGGAATGGATGGGAAGAAAATGTATAATGATAAAAGAAAAGATTTAGATGGAACTACAGTTTCTCCCATTAATTTAGTTTCTATTAAAGAAGATAAAGAACATTCTGATAAATATAAAAAAGCAGAATCCGAACAAGATTTAGAAACTAAATTTTGGGATAAATGTTTAGGGGTTCAGGCTGTAAGTAAAAATAAAAAAATGCCTAAGCCTATTAAAGACAATCAATTACAAAATAATCCAGAAAGATTTAACAAAATGAATAAAGATATTTATAAAGTTAACCCAGAGAAAATGGTAACTGCATCTTTGATAGATGCTGATGCTTTAATTTTTAATATTTATGCCAAATCTATAAAAGAAGGTAGAGAAATAAATTCTGAAGAAAGAAATATTTTAGATAGAATTAATAATGAAAAAATATCTCTTTTAAGAGACAATTAAAATAATGAGTAATTGGTATAAAATAGCTAGAAGAGGAACAGGAAGAGATTTGGCTACCGAGTATTCAGAAAATGGGGGGAAGCCAGACGATGAATTAGGTGTTCCTAAAAGTTTAACTAAGGCTATTCCTATGTTTGGAGGAAATGAACGAAGCACTTCTGACGGAAATGGGTATCCAAAGGGGATTAGTCAAAATGAAGATTATGATTTTAAAAAAGATATTGGAACAGATCAAATTCCAGCAGGAAGAACTATTTTAGATGATGGGATATTTAATGGAGAAGGGGCAAATGATAATAGATTTGTAGATCCAATAGATGTTCCTTTTAATAAAAAGAATGATCCAGTTGGAGCATTTAATATGCAGGGAAAAAATATTTTTGAAGATATTTATAGAAAATCTAGAAAAAACAGAGTTCCAAAATTATAGGAATAAAGGATTAATTATAAATATCATAAATTATATTTATAATTAATAGGAGAATTTTAAATGTCTTATATAAGATCAGTAAAATTATTAGATAATAGTAATAATATTGTTAATCCTGTAACTTCAGAAGATCTGGCGTCGCTGCTTGCGGCGGTGAACAAGACTATCCCGTTTACGAGCGTGACTCCCATTGAAATCGTATTTGATGCTGAGAATCTCATTGTAGTTATCGGTAGTGGACTATCGTCATGTAGAGCTATTTTTATTTTTACCGACCCGGACAACTCTTCCGAGGTTTATTTTGGTCCATCGGTTCCAGACATGCAAACCTATCCTGTGTCAAACACTCCTGCGGGGTTATTGCAATCAATTTCAGTTCCAACAGATTTTTCGCTTAAAGGGTCTATCGGTGACAAAGTAACAGTTTGGATTTTTACGTAAGGCGAGGTGAGAAATGACAATACACATAAAACGTTCACCCTTCAACAAGGGAATTTATAACGTTTATGTGCCTTCGGGCGGCGGACTTTACACGCGATTTACCTTAAGTTGGCCTACGCCGACAGAAGGATTTGTGAACTCGTATCCATTGCAGAGTTCAATGGTTGGAAAACTCTACGATGGCAAAGCACAAAATATCGAAGCCGCCACTCCGGTAGGTGGTGCAATGGGAAATCTGGCTTATACAGACGGTTGGGCTAGGCGTACTATTGTAAGTGACAGGAGTTGCACATTTACGATTCCGGCAGGTCATAATCGCATTCACGTTTTGACGTGTCCGAAAAGTGGGGCGGGTGGGGCATTGGTGTCGTGGAGTGACGACAGCACTACAGGATTAGACTTAACGACACTGCCGAGAGGGACCACATCATATACGTGCATTGAATACGTTGTTGCCACTAATGCCATTGATCCAACGAAGCGAACACTTAAGTTAAAACAAGAGACATCCGGTTTATCTGCTTGTATTATTGGAGTGAGAAGTTGGAATACAAACTTGATTGTGTCTGCGACAGAGTCAGGAATAGCAGACGGCGATGACTTTATAGATTATTTATCTTCTACAGGGAGCAACTCTACGGAGTGGACATCTATTACTGGTTGTTATAAGCTTTTAACATCTAATACTGTTGAGGTTACAGTGCAATGGGAGCCTGCCGGCACAGGTGGTGATGGTTGTTGGACGGCTTATGGTGCTCATACAAATTCATCGGAATCTGGTAACGCTCCGTTTATCTTGAAACCTCCGACCTCAGCAAATCAGACGTTGACCTTTACCGATAATCCGTCTGCAAATGATACTATTACCATAACAGATGGAACAAATACTGATATTTATGAGTTTGACGGTGTAGGGGCTAATATCAATGTTGCAATTGGTGTGGATGCTGCGGCTACGATTGTTACTTTGTTGGCTGCGATTGTTGCATCTGGTACAGCAGCTGTTACAGCAGCCAATGACGGGCTTGCTGTGACGGTGACTGCTGATGCGACAGGCATTGCAGGGAATGATCTGGAAGTAACAGAGGATGCTGACAATGTAACTATTGGTGATTTAAATCTTGGTGTTGACAATTATGCCGTTCTTTATGTCGATGGCGTTTACAAGGGCATAATGGATGATATAGTAGCAATACCATTAGGTACAACGTATGAGGCAAACACGGCCTACACTCAATGCAGAGGTTTTGGCGACTTCGACCGTAACGGGTCTCAAGGAGCTACCGATGTTTTAGAGATGGTTATCCAACAGATGTTTAGTCAGTCAGGTATTATGACTCAAACGCAGATGTGCTTTATTGATGATGTGACAATTAAAGTAGGGCCTTACGCACCATCATTAACGATTCCCCTGGCTGAGCGAGGCCACATCATAGCATTGCCGGACAGAACGCGAGTTCCGCTCGATCCCACGTACGACTATACCGCTAAGTTTTATGCGAATGAGGTTGAGTTGTTTTATAAGGGTAAGCCATTTTTTGTGAAAATTTTTACAAATGGCCCGTTATATCAAAATCAAAAGCAATCCAATACAAACAAGATGTATTTCAGGATAGATAATGCTATATTGGAACCTCCGGTTGCAGGCGTGATTTGGCCAGCCATTGGTGGTGGGATTCAAGTTTTGGCCAAATCTAATTTTTATGCGGCAATGGGTGCGATCAGCGGCGGCATTTTAGAAATAGGACCATAAGGCGGCGAGAGCCGGTAGGACAACTATAAAACTTTTAAAAATAAAAAAAAATATATTTTTTAAATAAACTTTAATACAAAAATATTAAAGTTTATTTTTTTTGTCGATATGTTTAATGTTTTATCACATTTAAATACAATATAAGGAGTTTTTTATGAAAGTTAAAGTTTCTGATTCTTTGAAGGGAATATTAATTATTAAGAGTTTAAAAAAGAAAGTTATAAAAGGAAAAGAGTTTTTAATAGACGATAAAAATATTTATGAGTCTGATATTCAGAATTTAGTTAGAAAAGGGATTTTGATTCCAGTTGAAGATATTCCAGATGAAAGAAAAAGATTAGTAATATCAAATAATAGAGAAAATGCTTTAGTAATTGGGAATGTTCATTTAAAAAGTAATGAAACCTTGGTTTTAGATCCTAATAAAGTAGATATGAAACAAATAAGAGCAGCAGAAAAAAATGGAAATATTAGTATTATTGATTATAATGAAAAAAATGATTTTTCTAACAAAAATCTAGTTATTAAAGATGAAGAAGAGGAATGGATAAATTCTCAAATAAGTGAAATCCAAGAAGATACAGAAGAAGATGCAAAATGGATAGAAGAGCAGATTGATATTATAGATGGAGAAAATAAAAAAATAGATTCTTTTTTAGATTTAGAAGAAGAGGATGCTATTAAAAATATAGAAGACACAGAAGATATAAAAGGTAAAGAAGACACAGATAAAGAAAAACATACAACTTTCGTATGGAATTTTCAATCTCAAAAAGGAGAAAAAGTTGAGCCTTTAAGTGTTTCCGATCCTCAAATAAAAGTAGCAGAAGGATATAAAAATGAAGAAGATAATACTGCAACTGTAAAAAAGGAAGCTAAAAGTAAAAGAGAAAGAATAAAAAAAGAGGATAATATCGCTAAAAAAAAGAAAATAAATAAAATTGAAGCAGTTGGAGACGTAAAAGAAGAAAGTGATATAATTCCTCAAGATGTAGACAGTAGAGGAAATTTTAAAAGTAATCTCTCTGAAGTTGTAAAAGAGATTGTTGATAATACTGGATTAGATATTGATTAAAATATTTTTAACGGAATTTCTATTTAAAAATGGAAAATATTGATTTATTACATAAAGAACTGTCTTTTTATGGATTTAGAGTAAAAGATGGTTTTAGTTGTAGTTTTTTTAATGTCCAAGGGGAAATTAAAACCCAAGGAATAATAAAAACTATTAGACAAATTAATGTAAATATTAAAGAACAAAAAAATATATTAAATCAGATATGGAAAGAAGTTAAAGATATTTTAAATACAGAGTGTCAAGAAAAAGATCTTAGAGAGGAAACTTTAGAAAATGTATTTATATTTTCACTAAAAGATATGTCTAGATTTCTTTTGTGTTTTGATGGAATAAAAAGTGAAGATTATTTTATTTCTATAGAGAATGCATTAAGTAAGGATATAGTTAATTTTTCCAGAAAGCAAATGAGTCAAATTATTGACTATAAAATAGTTATAGATTGGACTTATAAATTAATTTGTCGCTATAAATACATTTCATCTCTTTTACTTCATTCCGCCTCTGGGAGGCCAGAAGTTAATAAATATAAGGTTGCGGCGGGGATAGCTGGTCCTTGGGCGAATTCAGATTTACCTATGCTAGAAAGAGCTTGGCCATACAAAGATGAAGAAGATAATCTTAGAGGAAGAGAAAGAGATAAACAAAATCAAAAAAGATACAGAATGGGATATGATGCTTATAATAATGATGAACGATGGTCTGAGGGTTATGTATGGAGAGAGCAAAATAACGAACCCTATTTATGGTCAGAAAGAGCAACGGAAAGCCCATATAAAAGTACATATTTAGGTGGAAAATAGAATATTTTTTAATTGGATAATTATTTTAATTTTTAATAATGGATAAATGGAATAAATTTAAGGCAAAATGTCGTTTTTGTAATAAAGAGTTCATTGTTAAGAGGTCTAATAAATTTTACTGTTCTAAGGAATGCTTTAAAGAGTCAATGAAATTAAGAAAAAAAGAATATGGACACAAAAAGAAAGATGAAAATTATATAAGAAGAACTACTTGTAAATATTGTGGAGAAAGGTTCCCACTTAGAAAAATTAAAGGAAGATGTTGTAAAAAAGAAGAATGTATAGAACAAAATAGAGAAGAAAAAAGAAAAGAATCTCAAAAACGATATTATAACAATAATGTGAAAAAAACAACAAATAAATTTAAAATGAAAAATGCATTAATTGCTAATCAATATAGGAAATTAAATAAAGATGATGTAAATTTAAGAGACAGATTAAGGAAAGAAGAAAAGAGAAAATGGATTGAGGATTTAAAAAAAAATAGTAAGTGTTTAAAATGCGGAGAAGATAAGTGGTTTTGTCTGGAATTTCATCATAAGGATAAAAGTCAAAAGAAATTTGGAATATCAGAGGCGATAAGTAGTTCTTACGGGAAAAAAGCTATTTCAGAAGAAATTGATAAGTGTGTTCTTTTATGCAGAAATTGCCATGCACACTTGCATCATTTAGAAAAAATAAATATAGGATGGCAGGCAGATGAAGAATGGTTTTTAAACAAAAATGGAATTGAGCAGGAGATACTATGATTAAAAATTCACAATCTATATTTTTTAATAATTATTTCGAAAATCTTCATGGAACTTTATATAAAGATAATAATAGGGTTGATCCAAAAGCTGCTAAAATATTATTTTCTTTATGGAAAAATGGAAGCTCTGTAGATAAAAGAACTTATAATCGTCCTTCTTTTATGTCTCAGGAAGATATTAATGTTATGAAAAATAGTGATTTAATTATTACTATTGGAGAACGAATAGAAATAACTAAAAAGGGGGAGAATGTAATAAAAGTTATGGTATTAGGAGATGATAGGTCTATTTTTGATAAAACTGCAGAAGTTGACGATATAGATTATAATAAAGCATTAAATAATACTAAAAATATAAAAACATCTAATAGTTGGTGGAATCGATTTGACAAATGAATATATTAATAAAGTGTTCTTTTATTTCAGATAAACAAGAAGTTAATATAAATAAAAAAATGATATGGTATGATGGGATTAAGGAAGAAATGCAATATTTTGAAGGAGGGAAACTTTCTTTTAAATATCAAGAAGATCCATATTTAGTATCTATGACCCATGAAGAAAGAATCCAAAAAAATGTCGTTAGTAATTATAGATTACTTCCAGAAGTAGAATCTGTTTCTTTTAAAATAAATAATAAAAAGAAAAATAAAGATAAGATAGATAAAATTATTAAAGATTTTAATAATTATGATGGATATTTTGAAATAGAAGAAGAGGGGGAAGATGTTATTATCGGAAATATAAATGATAATGAAGGTGAAGATTTTTGTAATACATTAGAAAGAAATAATATTGAATTTGAGATAATTTAAAATATGGATTCAAAAAAAAGAATTTCTATAGATGTTGAAATTGCTTCAGATCCTTCAGATATGAGCAAGGGATTAATGTTTAGAAAGAATTTACCAGAAGATTCTGGAATGTTATTTATTTTTGGAAAAGAAGATGAATTAAGATTTTGGGGAAAAAATACATATATTCCTTTGGATATAGCTTTTATTTCTAAAAATAAACAAATAAAAGACATACAGAAAATATCCCCATTATCAGAAAAAACAATTGCAGGGAAAGAAAAATGTTTATATGCCCTTGAGGTAAATGAGGGATTTTTTAATAAAAATAATATAAAAATAGGGGATAAAGTCGAAATTATAAACAATAAATATGAATCTATTGTTGTTTTTTCATAATAAAAATTTAGGAGATAAAATGAAGATAACTTTGGCTAAAATAAAAAATATGGAAAAAAGTTTAAATAAAATAATTAGTCAAGATATTAATATCAAGGCAGCATTTAAACTAGGACGAATACTTAAAGTGATTGAAAATGAATTGATTAATGTAGAAAACTTTAGAGTTAAACTTATAAGTAAATATGGAACTAAAAATCCAGAAAATGGGGAAGTGGTTGTAAATAAAGAAAATGTTCAAATATTTTATAAAGAATTAAACGAATTGTTACAAACAGAAATAGATATAGATTTTTCTCCTGTGAATTGTGATGAAATAGGAGATATAAAAATAAGTGCCATAGATGCTTCTGTTTTAGATGGAATTATTATTTAATTAAAAGGAGATTATATAATAATTTAGAATAAAATAAAATGGCAAAATTTAATTTAAAAAATAAAAACCAACAAGAAGGAGAGATGCCTGAAGATCTCTCTGTTTTTTTAGATGAAAAAACAGAAAAAGATTATAGCGATATACAGAATAGAAGGGATGATATTGAATTCGAAAAAGAAGATGAAGAATTTATTGATGAAAATAATATAGATAGTTATTTAGCAGATAATTTTGAAGAACAAGATATTGAAACAATTCAAAATTCTACTGAATATATGGACGAACAGAATGATGAATTTGAAGAAGAATATAATGATTACACTAAAAAAGAAGATCAAGAAGTTATAAATAACATAGAAGAAATAGCAGAACAAGATATTCCTGAGTTTAATAATCCTTTTGATGCAGTTTCCTGGGCTTTAAATAATAAACAAGTTTTAAAAATAACATATAAAACTCAAGGAAAAAAAAGGAGAAATACTAAAAAACTTAAAAGAGAGATAGGATTGCCTGCAGGATCCAGTATTTCTAGATATGTTGAGCCTCATTTAATTTTTAAGGCAGGAACAGGAAATGATATTGTAGTTACTTATGATAGATCAGTATCTGCAATAAGGGCTTTTATTATTAATAATATAATGAGTTATATTTTTACTGGGAAAAAAGTAAAAAATAGATTAAGGATAAATCCTGATTTAAATAAGGGAAAAATTATGAAAAAGAAAGATAATATTAAAAAGCTAAATAGTATTAGTAATGAATTAACAAACATGAAAATGAGTAAAACAGCCTCTATTGTAAAAAATAGCATAAAAGAAATGGCTGATAAAAAATTTGCTCAATATGTTGGAGGACAGGGGTATTGGATACGAAATAGTAGATGCTGGGGAAATTGTTATAGAAGTAAAAGAGCAGAAAGCCCTAATATGCCAGCTCAAAAAGTTTGGGAAGAATGTTTAGGAGAATATAAAGAGTCTCTTAATAATGATTATAGCGGATGGGAAAAATATGCAAGTAAAAAAGAAAAAAATATAGATTGGATAGTTTCAGAAAAAAAAGCTTTTATAAAAGACGTAGATAATTATATAAAATCTGGAAGAAGCATAGGAAAATCTATTTTTAAAGCAATATCTGATAGAAATAAAAAATATTCTGATTCTTTAATAAAAAATGCAGATATTTTATTTAGTTTAGCTGGAACTTTAAAGAAAAATGGATTTGAAAAATTAGGTGGAGAAATAGCAGAGTCAGCTAGTTTAATAATAAAAGAAGCAGATTTTGCTCAGCCTAAAAAATGGTGGGGAGGAAGACTTTGGGACTCCATTAGGGGAAGGGGAAAAGGGTCCAAAGATGATGTTATTAATAGATTAAAGATTATGTTAAATCGAATTAACACCTTGACAGAAATGTTTGAACAAAGAAATAAATATCAAGCCCCTACAAATGCAATGATAGATGGAGATACAATAAAGCTTGCGGTTAATCCTATTAAACCCGTGGATAATACTCCCCCAAAGCCTAAAAAAAATATTAAACCATTACCTAGCTCTACGGTTAAGCCAAGCTCTTTTCCTCAAAGAGATGGAGGACAACAAGGAATTAGACCTGTAGAAAATCCCGCCCCAGCCCCTGCCCCTCAACAGGCTTCATGGCAGACGCAACTTAAAACGCAATATCATGCTTTTTTGAAGGATTTAAGAGAAGAATTAAATAATCTTGGAGTAGATGTTTCAAAAAGTAAAGATACTACAATAAAACCGATTGTACAAAAAATGTTTCAGGGAGCTATTCAATTTTTAAATTTTAGTGAAAAAAATATGAATAAAGGGCTAACTTATGAAATGGTTGTTCCTTATCTTCAACAATTGAAAAATACAGTATTATATGCTATTTCTGGAATAGAACAAGTTTCAGAAACAGATGGCAATCCAGAACAAGAAACAGAAATGTCTAATTTTACAAAGAAACCTCAAGAAAATGACGTTTCTAATCCTCAGGTTCCCATTAAAGAAGAAACTGGGACTACTCAATTGTCTCCAGTGGACACAATTAATCAACAACTTAATAATTTAGATATGGAACAATTAAAACAAATACAAATTTTTATACAAAATAAAATGAGTCAACTACAAAGCCCAGTAACAGGAATAAAATAATAAAGGATTTTTGATAGGATTTTGAAATAGATATAAATAAACAAGCAAATGCTTAAATTAATATTTTGAAAAAGGAGATAATTATGAATTTTTTCAACAATCGTATTTCTATGGGAAAAACAAAAAGCTTTGATGATATTTGCAAAGAAATAATTGAAAAGAAAAATAAAAAAGAAGCTTTAGCAAATAGTAATCAAACAGTAAAAGTTGCGGCTTCTGACGAAGAGAAATCGTCTGGACAATTAGATGTAGAACCTTTACATCAAACTGGTGAATCTACTTATGTTCCTGCCGCAGGAGCTTCTGCTAAAAAAGACGATGACGATAAGGCGACTGGAACTTCTACGCAAAAGACAGAAAAAGAAGAATGTGATTCTTCTGGTCAGCCAGAGTGGGAAGGAAAAAAAGAGAATAATAACAATCCTGAAGAAAAAACTGCTGGAAGTGAAAAGGGTCCGGGAGTTCCTGACGGAACTGGACCTGGAAAAGATAGCAAAGACTGTCCTTTTAATAAAGACAAAGATGATGATAAAAAAGATGAAAAATGTCCAAAATGCGATAAAGAAGAATGTGAATGTGAAAAAGATGAGGACAAAAAAGAAGCAAAGGCTTCTCCTAAATTCGTAAAAATTGCTAATCTTGATGCAAAAACTAAAACTTGGCTAAAAGAGTATTGGGGAAATATTTTTGATAAAGATTATGCAGATGCTATGATTTCGGATAAATAAAATATTTACGGCACATTTATTAAAATAGTTTAAAAGGATGGAGCGTTTATGTCAATTATTCCTTCAGGAAAACATAGATTAATGGTAGGACAGGTGATATCTGATCCTTTAAATGAAAAATATAATGATGGTCAAGAATCATTAGCTATTGATAGTTCTCCTCATTTTCTGAGCGAAAAAGCTTTAAATGATGAAGTTGGAATCCCTGATTCGAATTTAGAGGGAAAAAATAATAAGTCTTTAAATCAAGAAGAAGGAAAAGAATCTATTCAAAGCAAAACACTTTCAGAACATATAGTTAAGATTTTAACAGGATTTGGATATCCTTATAGAAGACTATCTGAGTTTAAAAAGAAATTTGTTAAAGAAAAAATTGGACCAGATGGGTCTAAAGATATTCAAATAGAAATTCCAGATCAATATTATCCAGATGCACAAGGAAATATAAAAACAGTAGAAAATGATGAAGTAATTTCTATTTCTAAGGGTATTTCTGATAAATTTGATTTAAATTTTAATGGAGCAGATAGAGATGGAGGAAAGTGGATAATAAAATTTATATCCCCTATCTCTAAAAAGGATGGAAAAGAGGAATCAGAAATTCCAATTGATAATCTTGATGAAATTTATGGTTCTCCTGCATCTTCAATTTCAAGAAAAAGTACTAAAGATAAAAAAGCTCTAACCTCAAATGAATTAATAAAAGAAGCTAAAAGTGATGAACTTATTAATTCTTTAAAAAAAATAATTGGGAGATAAAAATGATACGAAAAACCAAAGAACAACAAGATATTCATTTTTTAACTAGAGATGATGAATTAACAAAAAATGCAAATATAGCTGAAGATATAGTTTCTTCTAATAAAAATATAGAAGATATGTCTGATAGAGAACTATTAGAAAATAATAAGGGAATGAAATTTTCTGATGTTTCTTTTATTAATAGAAATGGAAAATCTATTATGTCTGCGCAAGCTGGAGGATTAACAGATATTGGTGGTTCTAAAAATCAAATGAGAACCCAATCTTCTAATTCTATCTTTGATTCAGAAGTCTTAAATAAGCTCAATAAAATTGCTAGCAGTAAAGAAGAAACACAAAAAGAAAAAATAGCTATAGAAGAAAATAGAAATAATAAGGAAAAAGAAAGAATGTCAGCTTTAGCTGAAAATATAAATAATATTAATATTAAGAAAGGGAATTCTGCATTTAGAAACGGGGATGATAGTTGTGATGAAATATCTTATAAAAAAACATCTACATCTATGAGTATTTTTGATAATCTAAACTTTGAAAATTTACCCAATATGACAGAGGGAGAAAAGCTTTCTCAATATACTATTAGTAGAAAAAAAGAAAAAGATGAATCTTGGAGAAATGGTGGAAAATCAGATAAAATTTCTAATACAAAGATTTTTGATTGGTAAAAATAAATTGGTAAAAATAAATGGCATTTGAACAAATTATAACATCAATTAATAATTTAATTGGAGAATTAGGGCAAAGTATTAATAATGTTTCTCCTAATCAAGATATAAATTTAATAAATCCAAACCAAATATTAGATAATAATATAAGAGCGAAGCAGGAACTTCAATCTTTAAAGGATTCAAATGCTCAATTGTCTGAACAAATTCAGCAATTAAATGTAGTTATAGATGAAAAAATAGCAAGTATAGATTTAGCAATGCAATCGCAAAATCAAAATGTAGGACAAACAAATATGGCTAAAAATAAAGTTTTTAATTTAAAGAAAGCTCAAATGCAAGAGGATTTTTCTAATCAAGATTTTTCTTTCCCAGAAGAAAATTCAATGGAAGATAATTCAATGTTCAATGACCCTCAAATTAATATGGAAGAAAATAATAATCAAGAACAAAGTGTATTTTCTAAAAGTTGGTCTTCGCCAGAAGAATTAAGACAAACATTTTTAGATGCTTCTAATAAAGAAGATGTTAGATCTTTTTTTATAGCAGCACAAAATGGGGATTCAAATAAAGAAAGCAATGTTGAAGATATTATAGATCAATATTATTTAAGCAAACCAGGAAGTGAAACTCAAGGAAAATTATCATCTATATTGTTTTATGATTATTTGCCAATAGAAAATAAAAATGTGATAAAAGATGAAAGCTCTGGATATTTTGAAACAGAAGGATATGGATCCCCCGAAGATAAAGCAGCTATGTTAAAAATAGAAAATGAAATATTTAAAATAGCACAAAAATATGTAAAGAAAGAAGAAAATAAAGTATTTAACTTAAAGAAAACAGCACAACATAAAACTATTGAAAATGTAGTGACTTATGGTCCTAGTGAAAAAAGATTTGATGCTTTTCTAAGAGAACCCGTTTCTGATTGGAGTATAGTAGAAAGAAATAAAGGTTTTGGGTTAGTGGTTGATGATATATGGAATATAGATTATGAAGCCATTTGGAGAGGAACCATAATGGATAAATATTCTAGAGAATATAGAGATAAAGATGGAAATTGGGTAGGTGGATATTTAAATAAAAGATTTGAAATAGATAGACAAGTTCCTGTTACAAGTAATTATCAATTAAAGCCTGGACAAAAAAGAAAACCTATATTACCTGAATATGGAAATTTAGAGTCTAGATTACAATTCCAAAGAGAAAATTCTACTAAAAAAGAAGGCTCTATTTATGGTGAAGAAGAATTTGATAAAGATATAAAAAAGGCCAGTTCTTTTAATCTAAAAGAAATTAATAAAAAAAAAATAGCACAAATCCCTGAACTTCCTCCTATTAAACCATTAGGATTAAAAGGAGATGAAAAGCCTCATACCGCTCAAAGAGTGTGCGGACAATGCGGTTCTCCTGTCGATAGTGGAGATGTAAATACAGATACTGCTGGGGCTGGAGTTTGTCATAACTGCGGAAGCACTAATATAATAACAACAGTTCCAAAATTCACACCTGATAAACCTGGTAATAAATTTAATCCCTATAGTAATAATCCAGATAAAAATCCTCAAAATATAGCTGCATCTTCTAAATGTTTTAATCTAAAAAAAGCAACTATAGAAGATAAAGAAGAACAAAAAGACGATATAGAAGAAGATATGGGAACAGCAAGAGATTCTTTTGTTTCAAAAGAATTCTTGCAATGTATTGATCCTACTGAAAAAAGAAAAAAAGTAGAGGATATTACTAAGTCTTGTATAGATTTAGAAATTGACGGATAAAAAGGAATAATTCATGAATTTAAAAATTATAGATTCTTCTAATGAAAAAAATAAAAGAATTTTATCATCTGCATCATCTGGAGCTTATGTTCCCGAAAGTATAAGTAATAATGTAAAAAAATATTCTGTTGCTCAAACGGCAGCCGTTCCTATTACTAAAAATGCTCAATTCGCTGGATCTGCTGCTGGCGTAGCAATGTCTCAACCTATGTTCTTTTCTCCTCTTCACACACCTCAGAATTGGCAAGTACCTAGCAAGAGAAGAGAAATAAATATGTGGTCTTTTATAGATCCATGCTTTATAACATCAGGAATCGACTTTTCTTTAATATCCATATCTGATATGTACAAATCCTTTTTATGTGATGATGAAATTATATTTTTAAATAAAGAACAACAAAAAAAATACTCCACCATAAATGCAAAAGGAGAAATATCTTGTCCCGATATAATCTCTAGAAGATTTGTTGAGAAAGAAGCTAATAAAATAAATATAATAGGAACATTTGAAGATTTAAACATAACAAGTGATCATGATTGTTTAGTAATAAAAAGAGAAAATATTAAATGCAATAAAAGCATGTGGAATAATAAAATTTGTGCATCTAATAAACAGCAAAAAACATGCATAAAAAATAATTGTTTAGAAAATATAAATAAAGAATATAAAATTTCGACAGTTAAAGCAAAGGATGTTAAAAAAGGAGACTTTGTTTTAATTCCATTTAATACAGAAGAAATAGATAATAAAATTATAACTAATGAATACGAAGCTAAGTTTGCAGGTTTATTAGCTGCAGATGGTTGCGTTGTTAATACAAAAAAAACTAAAAATACTTCTATTGTAATGCATATTGATGAAAAAGATTGTATAGATAAATATATAAAATATGTATTTAATAAATTTAATATTAATGTTAAATATGAAAAACAATTAAGTCAATATTTGTTAGTTGCAAGATCTGGCAATGTAGAATTAAATAAATATGCATCAAAAATAACAATAGGAAAGGGAGCTAATAAAAAATTTACTGAAAATGTAATGTTTATTAAACCCGAATTACAAAAACATGTAATTGGTGGATACATTCAAGCAGATGGAAATTGGAATAAAGCTAATCAATGTATAGAAATAACAACATATTCAAAACACCTTGCTAATCAATTATTAACAATGTGTTACAGATGTAATATATTAGCAAGAGGAAATAAACAAAAACTTAGTAAATCTGCTTTTAAAACAGATAATGAATTTAGATATATTATAAATATTCCTTCTTATGAATGTAATAAAATAAAAGAATATGTTCCAGGGAAATGCAAAGATATAGAAACAAAAAAAGAAAGATCTCATAAAAGATTTTTCTGGAAAAATTTTGTAATTTCTTCGGTTGCTAAAAATGAAAGTTATGATTATGAAGGATTTGTTTATGATATTCGAGTCCCTAATGACTTTTCTGTTGTTATGAATGGGGTTGGAATTCATCAATGTCGATTTTTTTACTGTTTTACTCCAGACAATAAAGTATTAATGGCAGATGGAACAGAAAAAAATATAGATCAAATACAAGAGGGAGATTTGGTAATTTCTGGAGATGGAACCTCACAAAAAGTTCAAAAGGTTAATTCCAGATATGCCTCAGAAGAAGAGATTATTAAAATAAAGGTTGGTGGGATTAATAAATATATCAAAGCAACAGTAAATCATCAAATTCCTAGAATCAATTTAGAAAATTGGAGCCAAAGTAGCTTAACATCTCCCTCAGAAAGAAGAAAAAGAGAAAGGATTCAACAATATGGAGATATTAAATTAAATAAGGTCTGGGACTCTGCTGGAACAATAGAAGTTGGAGATAGACTAATAACCCCTATCACCAAAATAGGGGAAGGATTTAAAATTGACGAATTTTCTAATGATATGTGTTATTTATTAGGTTTATTTGCGGCAGAGGGTTCTTTTTATTGGTATGAATATAAGGGAGAAAGAAAGCATCCAAAGGGCATAAGATTTAGTTTAAATTCGAATGAGGAATCTACTTTAGGAATTAAAATTTCTAATATTATAAAAGAATATGGAGAATTAAATGTTTCTCAATATAATAATTTAGAGAATAATAGTATAGATATTGTTTGTTTTAACACAGATCTTTCCAATAAAATTTTCGAGATTATAGGAGAAGGAAGTAAAACAAAATATATAAGCTCGTTGTTTTTAGATAATGCAAATAAGGAACAACTTATTGCATTTTTATCTGGATATGCTGATGGTGACGGAAACTTTAGTAATAACCAAGGATGCCAGATAGTTACTGCTTCCGATATTTTATCTTCACAATTATCTTTTATTTTAGAAAAATTATCTTTATCTTTTTCAATTTTTAAAACAATTCCTAAAATTAGGAGCATTCCACATAATAGAATGTCTTCTGTTCCTCTTTATAGCTATATAGTAAGAATTTGCAGAAGAGATTGTCAAATTTTTGAAAAATTTTCAATAAAATATTATCAATTAGATTCTCATCATACTAAATTTAGAGAATATTTAGGATTAGAAGATGGCATTTATAGATCTGTTATAAATACTGAAATAGAAAAATATTCAGGATTAGTTTATGATTTAACTATTGAAAATGAACACACTTATTGTGTAAACAGATGTATTGTTCATAATTCGAGTGACCCAAAGGTGGCTGCTGGTGTAGATTTTTATTCTCAATTTTCACAAAATGGATTTAAATTAGAATGTAAAAGAAGAAGTATTTTAAAATATTTTGAAAGACTTTGTGAAAAATTAAATTTACCAGAAAGATTAAATGAAATAAGTCATGAATATTTTATGATAGGAGATGTATTTCCTTTTTTAGATATAGATTGTCCTAATTGTAAAAATGGAATAACTAAAGATGGAAAAAGATGTAATCATCCAGATGGGACATTTAGATCTATAAAAGTTTTAAATCCAGATTATATTGATGTTAAGAAAAATCCAATATCTAATGAGTGTAGGTTTTATTTATTAGCAGACGAAGAATTAAAAATGCTTGTAAGTAGAAGAGAGCCTAGAGAGTTATATAATTCTTTAAGTCCAGAACTTCTTAGATTTATAGCTTCAGGGCAGCCTATTCCTTTAGATAATAGATGTATAAGTCATATTAAACACAATGCAAGTCCTTATGGAACATATGGAACTCCTTTACTTCAAAGACTTTTTACTATTTTAGCTTATAAAACTAAAATTATGACTGCAAATTGGATTGTTGCAGAAAGATTAATTCTTCCTATAAGAATAGTTAAAGTTGGAGATAAAGAGCGTCCAGCAGATGAAAGCGATCTTCAAGATATTGCTTCTCAGTTTACTGCTGTGGCTAATGACCCTAATTTAACAATAGTTTGTCATCATGCGATTGAGGTTGATTGGGTTGGAAGCACTGGCAAGATACATAACATTACTCAAGAAATTGAGCAAATAGGAAAAGAAATATTAGATGGATTGATGTTAAATCAGGCTATTTTAAATGGAGATGCTGGAGGTTTTGCTTCTGCTCAGGTAGGAGTAGAAATTTTAATTAGAAGATTAGAAAATTGGAGAAATATTCTTAAGGAATGGGTAGAAAGAAATATCTTTCTTCCTGTTGCTATGATGCAAGGTTTTATAGATGAAGAAGAAAGTAGAATAATAAAAGATACAGTATATTTATATCCTAAGTTAATTTGGAATGATTTAAAATTAAGAGATAATTCTAGTAAAATACAAAGCATGATGCAATTATATGATAAGAAAATTGTATCTGCTCAAAGTATATTAGAAGAATTAGGATTAAATTATGATGCAGAAATAGAAAAATTAAGAAATGAACAAATATTAGTTTCTGCATCTGGAATGGTTCCTCAAGCCGGTGGAGATATGGGAGGAGGAATGGGTGGTGCGTTAGGAGGAATGGGAGGTGGTTCTCCTATGGGAGATATGGGAGGCGCACCACCTATGGGAGATATGGGCGGCGGAGCCCCCCCAATGGGAGGAATGGCAGAACCAACAGGAGGAATGGGAGGAGATATGGGGGCATCAGCTTCTTCGTTACCAAAAGTTATGAAAAGAGGAAAAGCAGGAAAACAAGAAGAAGCTATGGTTCCTCAAACTAAAGAAATTAAATTTACAAAATTAGAGCAAAAATTATATAGACTTTTAAGGGGGATAAATATTCCTCAAAAATTATATGCTCAATATCAAGTTAAATTAGCGGGCGAGCAAAGGGCGTTTATGCTTGATTTTGCTTATCCTCAAATTGGAGTTTGTTTAGAAGCAGATGGAGAAATATTTCACGAAAGAGAGGATTTTAAACAAAGAGACCAATTAAGGGATCAAAAATTAGCAAATGTAGGATGGAGAATTTTAAGATTTAGAGAAGATGCTATTGATGATCATTTAGATGCAGTAAAAGATATTATTGTTCAAAATATTATAGAAGCTACAAGAAAAAAGAAAAAATCTTATGATGAAAATAATATTAAAGTAGGGGAGACTCAAGAGGATATTTTTTTTATTAAAGAATCAAATAATACAACTACTATAACAAAAGATATGCCTAATGATTTAGGGGAAATAATTTTAAACGAGGATATAAATAATGGCTAAATTTAATTTAAAAAACTTTTTAGAAAAATTAGCTGGAAGAAAAAAAATAAAAGATAGGGGTATCATTTGGAAAGAACATTATAAAGAAAGATCTAAAAAATTAAAGCAAAGATTTGATAAAGATTTAGGTCCTATGTCTTATATAAGATGGGAAGGACATGACTATACTACCGATTCAGATTATTTTGTTGTTGTTGGTCCTGCTCTTACTGGAGATCTAGAAAAAAGATTTTTTGCTGGTATTAAAAAATTGCCTAAAGATCCAAAAGCTAAAGTATATGCTCCTAGTGGAGAATATTTTTCTACAATAGCTGGAGCTTTTAGCCATGCTTCTACAAAATGGGGGATTCCTTATCCTCAAAATCATCCTCAATACGATTTAAATTCTTTAAAGAATATACATATTTCTAGACATTTAAGAGGATAATTTTTAATAAAAAAAGAGGATTTATATCTATATAAGTCAAGTAATTAAAATATGTAGATTAGGAGATAATATAATGTTTTTAAAATGTGGACAAAAAGACAATAAAAATTATACATTTGGAATAAAAAGAGAAGATAGAGTTTTTAAAAATGGTGAAAATTTAGAAGAGTCAGAAATTGATTTAAATAATTTTTGTCCAAAATGTGGCCAATTAATGGGAAAAAAGGGTTATTGTGTTTTTTGTGAGGAAAATAAATAATGAAAGAAATTATCTCTAATAATTTTATTAAATTAGCTAAAATTCCTAAAAAAGACCTAGAACCTACTAACCCATTCGCCGTTTGCAATTCCACTGTGGGAAAAAAGAAAAATCCTAAAAAATTTGAAAAATGTGTAAAAAGTATAAAAAAACAAAATAGAAAGAAAAATAAAAAGACTGCACAAACAATGGATTCCGTTTCTTCAAATAATATAAATTCAGTTATTAAAAGTAAAATAAATTCAGAAATATCTTCTTTGTCTAATTATTTTAAGGGGATAAATGATTATTTAACAATAGTAAAAAACATTATGTCGAAATATGAGATATATTTATCTCAAGAAGATGGGACGGATTTTGAAGGGATATTTACTGGAGAAGAAGGAAGAGCAAAAATTTTATTAAAAGATAAAAATGGAATTATAAATAATTCTTATTTTATTATTACATGGTACAAAATGCCAGAATCTTTAAATTATGAAATAAATGGATACTTAAGTTAAGGGAAATATAAAAAATGGCTTTTGAAAAAATAGCAACTTTTTCTTATAATCATGAAATAAAAGCATTAAATAAGCCTGAAGGATGGGAAATATTTAATCTTTCTCCTCAAATAAAATTAGCATCTATAGATTCTTTAAAAGATGAAGATCTAGGCGGATTTGATATAAAAACTGCAACAAAAAAATATCCAGATCATCTTTATGTTAAAATTTTTGCAATTAAAGAAGATGAATCTAACGATAACGCAGATTGTTTTTCTGGAGAAGAATTAAAAAAATCTGCTCATACTTTTATTGGAGTTCCTTTATTTACTAATCATCAAAATGATGATGTTGAAAAATCTAGAGGAGATTGTGTTCATGCTTGGTATGATAAAAACGCTAAAGGAATATATATAATTGGAAGAGTTGATAAAGTTGCTTATCCTAAATTAGCTAGAGCTATAGAACAGGGGTACGTAACCGGCACCAGCATGGGATGTTTTACTGGAGATATGAGAGTTTTAAAATCCTCTGGAGAGTATGTTCCTATTAAAGATATTAGAACTGGAGATATGATTATAACCCATAAGGGGAGAATAAAAAAAGTATTAAATGTTCAAAAGCATGAAGATAAAAAAAATCAGGATATTAATTTAATAAAAATAGAAGGATTGCCAACTAAAATAAAAGTTACCGATGAGCATCCTTTTTATGTTTTAAAATATCAAGATCAATGTTTTATAACCGGGTTTCAATTTAAAAATATTGATAAGAAACGAAACAAATATAGACAGTTCGAAAAAAAAATAAAAAGCGGAATCTATCAAACAGAAGAATATAAAGCCGCGATATTAGATAAAGATTTTACAAAATATGAATTTGAATGGAAAAAAGCTAAAGATCTAACAGTCGATGACATGGTTTCTTTCCCAATTCCTGACCATATAATTGAAACAGAAGATGCCACGATAGACAAAGCTCGATTAATTGGATATTTTTTAGCAGAGGGGAATTATTCAAAATACAAGGGAGCAAAAACTGCTGTTGAATTTAATTTTTCTATTAAAGAAAAAAATACATTAGTTAGAGAAGTTGTTTCTTTGTTGGTTAAAATTTTTGGAGACAAAGGATTAGAACCTAAAATACAAGAAAGACCGTCTAGAAATACTTGTATGATAAGGCTTTATGGTAGAGACGTAGCTAATTGGTTCCATAAATATTGCGGAGAATATTCGTACAATAAAAAATTAGCAGAAGAGTGTTTGTGGTGGCCCCCAGAAATACAGAAACATATATTTATTACGTGGCTAAATGGCGACGGATGCGTTCGACGTATTTATGATAAAAGAAATGATAAATATTATGATAATTTTTCTGGAACTACTGTTTCTGAAACATTGCATTATCAAATGAAGTTTATTTTGTCTAGATTGGGTATTTATTCAACAACAGAATATCGTAAACCAAAAGGAAGAAATAGAGCTTCATTTAATATTATTTTAGGAAGCTTTGAATCTAGTAAGTTAAATAATATTGTAAAGGCTGAAAAGAAAATGGAAGGAGAGTATAGAAAATCTCCATTTAGAAAAGCAAATAATTATTTTGTAATGCCAATTAAAAATATAGAAAGACAATTTAATTCGGAACCCGTATATAATCTTGAAGTAGAGGAAGATAATTCTTTTATTATAGAAGGAGTCTCTGTCCATAATTGCTCTGTATCCTATTCCATTTGTTCTGTCTGTCATACTCGCTCGGTTACTGCTGCAGACTACTGTGATCATATAAAAAATCGTAAAAATAGAAAATTTTCTGGAGAAGTAAGATGTGCTTATCACGATAGCCCAGATGTAAGTTCTGAAGATAAATGTCCTTTATGTGGTTCTACTAAAAATGATAGAAAAATATTAAAATTAAGTGATCAACATATTTTTGAACATAATTACGATTTAAAATTTATAGAAAATAGTTTTGTTGTAAATCCAGCGTGTAAAGATTGTGGAGTAAAATGTATTCTTCATGTTCCAGAAATTCAAAAGAAAATAGCTTCTTTTAATAGGGCGGTTGATTATTTAATTAAACAATCTTCAAATGTTGATTTTATAGAAGAAAATATTGATGGGCTTATGAAAATAGGTGGGGTTCAAGAATTAAATTTAATAAAAGATAGTATGAATAAATTAGAACAAGTTGTTCAAAGTATGTTAAAACAAAAAGATAATGTTTCTATGGATTTTGTTTCTGATTTAGTAAAAGCAATGGCAGAACTACAGGAAACTTATGATGAATTAAATGAAGGAGGATACGCAAAACTCCCTTCCTCTGTAACAGAAGGAGCAGGAGATACCCCTTCAATTCAGTCGAATGTCAATGTTCAACCTGCTTCTCAATCTAATTTTCAAACACCTCAAATGGAAAGAAATGTAAAGGAAAGTGTTCCTGGAATTGAGACTTCTGATTTGGGTGGATTAGGAAATATTACAAAACCAAAATATTCTTCAAAAAAAATAAAGGATTTTCCAGAGATAATTACTAAATTAGAAAATAAGATTTCTTTTTTAGTAGAAAAACTACAAAAAAATAACATTTTAAAAGAAATAGGAGAGAACATGGCTATTGAAAATACGAAAACTGCCGCTGGAATAGAAAATCAAGAAATCATTACAGAGAAACAGTTAGAAGGAAAAGTAGATATTAATCCTAGACAAAGTGGAACTTATGAAGGGATAACCGAAAGTTCAGAACAATTAGGAGGTAAGGAAAAAAGAAATGATACTACCTCTGAAAGTCCTCAAGTAAGAAAAGATTCTACTTATGAAACTATTACTGAAGATCAACTTGGTACTACAAGTGCCTCTTTAGTTAGATATGATTCTGTAACTGATGTTATTACAGAGAAACAGTGGAATGATATGAGTAGATTAGTTAGTGCGAATATTGATAATAATTATACTGATACTATCACAGAAGATCAATTGAAAGGTCTTTTGAAGTCTCATAAATTTGTTAATACTTATGAAACTATTACTGAAGATCAGTTGAAAAGTATTTCAATGTTAGATGGGTCTAATAGATGGGCAAATAACAATTATGCTACTATTGTTGTTAAGGTTGCTACTGAAGCTATTGTTGATTCTATCGCAAAATATAAAAAGTCTCCTGAAGAGATTAATAAAGTTGCAGGAATTATTGCTGATAATAGCGATGTAAGATCTAAAGTTTCATTTTTATCAGTTGTAAATTCTTTTAATAATAAAACAGAACAAAGAAATGCATTAGCAAATAAAGTTTTGTATTTTTCAAAAATAGCTTCTTCTGATCCTCATGTTTCTACAATAGATGCCTTAATGCTATCTGTTGCAGATCATTCAGTAAGAGGAATTAAATCAGAAGACGTTTTTGATTCTATCGCTAGACTTATTGGAAATAAAACAGTTTTAGCCAAAGTTGAAAAGATGGCTAAAGCAAAAATGGAAAAAATAGCAGATAATTCTTATATTGATAAAAATCAAGCAATTGATAATGCTATTAAAATTCTAGATAGACCGGAAGATGGATTATATAGAATTAAAGCCACTTTAAAAGATATTGGAGTTTCTCCTTCAAATAAAGTTGCTTTTATGAAGGGTCTTAAAAAGTTTGCACAAGAACAAATTGATGATGCTGGAGTTGCAGCGGCAATTATAAAAGTTCAAGTTGGGGGAAATGGAGAGTTAATTATTGATATTAAAGATGGTGCAGCAGAAGAAGAAATTAATGAAAATGATTTAGAAAAAGCTATTGAAGGACCTATTGAAGAAATTGTAGAAGATACAGACGAAGTGTCTGATGGACATGAAAATTTAGAAACAGAAGAAGAAGAGATAGAGGAAGTTGATGGAGAGGAAGAAGAAGATTACGATGATGGGTATGCAGAAGAAGGAGAAGAGAATGATGAAGATTTTGATTATGAAGAGGATGAGGAAGAAAACGATGATGAAGAAGACGCTGCTGATGCTTTTGCAAAAAGTGGAAAGAAAACAAAATTAGCATCTGCTAAAAAAGAAATTATTAAGACTGCTCAAATGATGGGTGGAGAAATGGGCGGTATGGGCGGAATGTCTCAAGCTCCTGGGGCTGGTGGTGGAATGCCTCAAATGCCAGGTTCAGAAGCCGCTCCTATGCAAAATTTAACTCAATCTCCAGAAGATGCAGGAATGGAAGACGATGCGGCTGAAGGCGAAGCTAAAAAGCCTTTACCCCCTGGCTCTCTTTGTCCTGTTTGTGGAAGCGAAGATGTAGATATTATTTCTGGAAAAGGAAAATGTAATAATTGTACATCAGAGATGACATATAAAGTAGAAATTAATGTTACTAAATGGAAAGATTTAACTCCAGAAGGAGAAGAGGATACAGAAGGAGAGGAGGGATTTGGTGAAGGAGAAGGATTTGAAATGCCTTCAGAAGGAACGGATGAAGCTAAAGGAATGATGCCAGGAGTTGCGGCTATGGTCAAATTAAAACCAGGCGCTTTGCAAAAAATTGCAAAGAGCAATATTAAACTAGGAAGTATCAGTCCAGCTAGCGGAACTGATAATACTGTAAGTCTTGGAAATGGAGAACATGTTTGTTTGGCTACGGGAACTAGATATAAAGTTTCTTATTCTGTAGATAAAGATAATCCTAAAAATGTATGGGCTCAATGGGAATGGACTCCTAAAGTTGCTGGAGTGAATGATATTTGTGATTCTTGTTCTAGAGAAAAGAAACAATTTATTAAAGCTCTAAAATCTTTAAAAATTACAGAGGCTCAATTTAATGGATTTGCTATAGATAAGAAAGTAAAAGTTATTTCTAATATGAAAAAAGCTGGACTTTTAAAAACTATAAAAACAGCGAATAAAAATAGCTCATTAGTAAAACAATATAAGGTAGCTTTTGGTGGCTATGGCGATAATTTCCCGTGTGAAAGTTGTAGAGCAAAGTTAGCAAAGAGATTTGGAGAAAATGCAGTTGCTTTGAGTGGTCCTTGTGAAGGTAAGAATTTAGCAGATTGTGTATGTGACACATTAAAGAAAGCTGACATTTATACAGATAAAATTGCTATTAAAATAGCTTCAAGCTGGAATGGATGTTCTCCTGATGAAGAATGTGTAACTGATCAAATAAGATCTGGATATACTTTAAGAGAGGCTGCTTCTTTGTGTTCTCATTTGAAACAAGCTTTTGCTTCTCCTGAAGAGTTGTTAGCAGATGATTTATCAGAAACAGGGGATAATGGAGATGCTCCTCCTACAGACCCGATTGATGATAATCCTGATTTTTCACCAGAAGATGAAACTTCGGATGTAGACCCATTTGAAGATTCTTCAGAAAACATAACTATTGAAATTCCTAAAAATATAGCTCAGGATATTGCGGACCAAGTAAATAATAATGCTGAAACTATTGCTCCTGAAGATACAGGAGTAGCAGAAGAAGGAATCGCAGAAGAAGGAATTGATTCTCCTCTAAAAGAGGAAGTAGATTACAATGTTGAAAATATTGAAGGAGAAGGTGGAGAAAATACTATAAATCCAGAAGAATTGTCAGATGAAACTAAACCTTGTTTAGATGGAGATCAAGCGGATATAACTGTTTTCGAGGAAGACATAAATGAAAGCGGAGATATTGCAGAAAAATCTCCTAGTAAGGTTCAAGTGTCTGTAGATCCTAGCCTTATAACTTCTAGTTCTAATGAGTATTCTATAAGGGAAGCATCTAATATGAAAAGCAAACATGGAAAAATAGGAGATATACAGATGGACTTATCTGGAGTAATAAAAGCATTGAATAAAAAAGCAGAAAAAGAAATTTCTCAGGAAAATGCCCAAGATTCTAAAGATATTGGAAAATATACTGATGGAGAAAATGGTGGAACTATGGGTCATGAAAAAGAAACTATTCCTACAGCAGGGAAGCCAAGTGTTCCTAGAGATAAGTCATTAATGGGAAAAGAAGATGCTGATTTGAATCCTCAGGATAAGCCTCAACCAAGTATTCCTTCTGGTGATGCTACTATGGGTCACGAAAAAGAAGTTGGATTAAGTGGTGGAGACACCAGATATACTGGTGGAGATAAAGGACAAGGAAAAACTGAAACTGCTTCTTCAACTAATAGTAGGCAATTAAAAGCTGAAGTTGGAAATCCTAGTCCAGAACCAGACTGGATGGGAATGGAGAGATGGGCTAATACCACTGGAAATCCGTATGTAATGGACTATGTATCTAGACTTGAAGGACAAAGCAAAAGATATCGTATGGATAAACAAATAGCTATAGTAAACGCGGCGATGCGTGGTGATCAAAACGCATTTAACCAATTAGTGGGACTAGCTGGAGGAAAATCTATGTCTACGAATGGGAATTGGCAAGGAATGGAATCTGGACCTGGGAATTTCGGGGTAGGAGTTGACAATGTTCAAGCTTCTGTTGATGCCGATTTGTATCATATGAAAGGGATTGGTGGATACAAAGATAGTTTAGGAAAATTAGCAGAAAGAATTAAACAGGCTGGAGAGAAAAAATTAGAAGCTCCTGCTCCTGTGTCAGAAGATAAAGATATTCAACCTATAAAAGGAGATAGTGTCATTGGAAAAGAAGAAAAATTTGATGCAAAGGCTCCTGAAAAAACTAAAGGGAATGGAAATGAATCTATGATGGGGCATGAGCAAGAAACTATTGGAGATAGACCTGATTCTCCAAAAGACCATCCTTCTATTCCTACTGGAAATGCTCAAATGGGAAAAGAGGAATTAGATTCAGAAAAAACAACTAAAGATAAAGGAACCGTTATCGCTAAAGATAATATGGAATCCGAAGCTTATAAATTAGCTGGAAAAATGTTAGAAGCAAAAATTATAGAAGCTTCTCAATTGCAGCAAAAAGTGGATGAGTTGAAAAGTTATAAGCTTGCCCAATTAAAAGATATTGAAAAAAATCTGTTTATAGGGAAGAAAGGATTTAATTCGGTTTCAGACGGCTTATCTCAGGCTGTAGTAATAAGTGAGACTAGTAGCGAACAAATGATGCAGAAAAACAACAAAGAGAATTTAGTTAAAAAATTAGCATCATTGTTTAGTTTAGAGCAACGTAATGAGTTAGCTGATGGAAATGAAGATAATGATTTAAGAAAAGTATTCAATAAATAATTTTAAAAAACAAAAAGGAGAGATTAATTATGGCTATTATAGTAGAACAACATGTGGTTGCAGATCAGTATGAGATTAATGACACCACTATTACTGCAGGCATGGCAGTGAAATTAGATTCAACCGGTAAAGCGGTTAGAAATACCAATACGGCGAGTGCTTGCGTTGGTTTAGCTGGAGATTCGAAATTAGCGGCAGAAGGACAGACTACTGCTTATGGGGCTCAGGTTTATATTGGCGTGCAAGATCCAGATTCTCTTACTCACAATACCCGTTGGACAGCAAATAGAGTTTCTGATTTTTATAATGAAACTTTAGCTTCTGGGAAAATTACTGTGTACAACGGTGGCGGAAAATTCTGGATTAGCGGAGATATTTGGGATAGTACTTCTGTTACTGTTGGTCAGGTAGTCCTTCCTAGTGATACTGCTGGAAAACTTCAAGCAGGAGCATGGAGCGATGGTTTGGTCATTGGAAAGATAGTAGGGATTGCCCAAAAGATTGCAAGTGGTGTTCCTGGAACAGACCTTGGATGTGATGGGTCTATGTCTTTGAGTAACGCTGATAGCGACAATGATTGGATACCGATTATACTTTCTGTCTAATTTTTAAAAATCGTTAATTTTTAAAAATCGTATTTATGTGTATTTGAAAAATAAAAAATAATTTTAATTATACTATATTTTAAGGATACTTTTTAGTATCGCTTATCAATAGTAAAAAGGAGAGAAAAAAATGAGTTTGAATAAAAATGGTTTAACGGATCAAGAAAAGGAAATGATTATAGCTCAGGCTTTGGGGTCTGAGGAAGGGCGTGTTGCTTTGGCGGAAGCGAAATAACCATCGCCTTAACGTATAAACGTTAAGAAAAAAAATTGCTATATGCAGGAAAACCCTGATAACATTTATTTAGGCTAATTAGGCAAAAATTAAATAAATATAAGGATAACCCGCAGAAAACCAAAATAAAACCGAAACATATTTGCTTATAGCAAAGAAGTACAAATAAAATGATTGAATATTCTAAAGAATTAGCATGGTGCGGAGGATTCTTCGAAGGAGAAGGTTCTTTTTCTTTTGCCGCAAGATGTCCTATAATTAATTTAGTTAATACAAATCCTTTAGCAGTGTCTCATTTTTTTGAGATAATGAAAAAATTTGATATTAACTTTAAAATTACAGAACGTAGTAAACCATCAAAGTCTTCTAAAAAGAAAAGATGGGATATGTATATGATTACAAAAACAGAAATATTTAAGTTTTTAGATATTATGGAAAATTATATATATGGAAAAAGAAATCAACTTTATTTAATGAAGAATTTTTATGAAGAGATAGAGAATAAGTTTTCAAAAGATATTATTCCAGATTATCATCAACTTATGATGTATTATAACCAAAGTTGTAATATTTTAATTATTGATGAAAAAAAACTTTTTGAAAAACTTGGATTTGAATTAGAGTTTAAACACCATACAATTGCTGATGATCAAAATGTTAAAATTGAAACAGATACATTTAATGATTTATATTATTTAGCTGGAATTATTGACGCAGAAGGAACTTTTTATCTTAATAAAAGACAAAAAAGAAATAGTTGTGATAGATTTGTTCCTTTTGTAAGTTTAGTAAATACCAATAAAGAAATAATTAAAAAATGTTGTTCTACTCTTAAAAATAATAATATTGGCTACCATGTTCAAAGCAGAGTAAATGGAAGCACTAATAGAGTAAGATGGGATGTTTCAATAACTGGAGTAACTAGAACTTTAAAAGTTAATGAGTTACTAAAAGATAAGTTAATTATAAAGAATAGACAATCAGAATTAATGTACAAATATTCTCATCTAAGATTAAATGATATGATGGGAAAAAATGAATTCGGTGATAGTTTTAAAGAATCTATTGAGGTTCTTAATAAAGAAAACTAATAATTTTGGGATTCTCAACGACTATATGCGATTAATCTTGAAAAAGATTGTGAGATAGTCTGACCTTTATGGAGACATAAAGAGATTAACAGAAATGATTAATCCGGTTTTGTAAAAAAAACTAGTAACAATTTGTGGTAGAGCCAATTAGACGTTCGCTGGAGTATCAAGCTGTAGGTCGTAAATTATTGCTTGTAGACGAGTTGCCTCAAGGGGCTTTGGCTCGTTATGAGAGAGATGTTGCGGCTACTGCTTATGTGGTTGCTCGTAGAGGCGCTGTGCCTGACAAATTTATTGAAGGTGAAGAGGTTATTGTCCCGACTTTTGAAATAGCCGCATATCCTACAGTAAGATTGTCTGACATTAAAGCTCGTAGATTTTTCATTGTAGACCGTGCTCAGATTAAGGCTAAAGAAGCTATCCAAAAGGAAGAAGATACGAATATTTTCAACGCCCTTTTGTCAGCTTGTCCTAGTGATCAGACGATTACTAACTCTGGAACTTTGACAGTTATGGCTATGAATGAAGCATTTCGAGTAGTTGAAAGACACGATTTGGTTGTTTCGAAGATTGTTTTACATGCAAATCAGTATGCCTCTATTCGTGCTTGGGGTAAAGATTTCTATGATGAAGCAACAATTCGTGAAATCATAACAACTGGTCTTTATGGTCATCTTTGGACTGCAAATATCCATGTAAGTTCAAGAATGGATTCCAACAAGGTTCTCTTAGTAGCAACCCCTGATACAGTAGGGGCTTTCCCTATAAGACAGGACATAACTGTGTTGCCTGCTGATGATCCTAAAAAACTTAGACTCGGCTGGGTCATATATGAGGAAGTCGGAATTGTTGTAATTAATGATTATGCAGTTTCGGTTATCGACATTGAAGACACTGAGGTTTCGTAAATAATATTAATGTATTAATAGTATATTAATATTTCTAAAAAAAAGAGTAGAATTTTTTAATTCTACTCTTTTTTTATTGACTTTTTTTAAATAATATAGTAATATAAGAAATATGAGAGAACAACCACACTATAATAATTTATTAACAAAAGATTTTTTTGAAGAATTTTATATAAACAATAAATTGTCTTATCCAAAAATTAGAGATATGCTAATAGAAAAAGGGTATAATATTCATGTAGGGACACTTCAAAGATATGCTAAAAAATATAATATAGGAAGAAATGGTTCTGAATCAAGAAGGAATAGAGATGAAAAATGTTTAGATTATATAAAAACCTACATTACAGAGGACATGATAGAATTTGTGGACGGCTATCTTCTTGGGGATGGTGGAATTTCCTTTAATAAAAATAGTCTTGTTGCAAGGTTTTCTTGTGGCGTTCAGTATGAAGAATTTTGCGAATATTTAATGATCCCATTTATTTCTTTAGGAAGCTCTGTAACCAAAGAAATGTCTAATAGTTTTAAACAAGGATTTGGATTTGGAGGAAGAACAAGGTTCCATCCTGATATTTATAAACAATATTTAAGATGGTATCCAGAATCTAATGGAAAAAGGATAAAACAGCCTCCTGATGATGTTAGAATAACTCCAGAATCAGTGATGAGATGGTTTTTAGGCGATGGATCTTGCGTGTCTCAAACTAATGCAATATTAGTTCGTCTATCCACCGACGGTTTTTTTCCAGATAAAGTAGAATTTTTAGTAACAAAACTATTAGAAAAAGGGATTCTATGTCATAGAAGCAATGAAAATAGGATTATTATTAATGCAAAGGGGATTCCTTCATTTTTTAATTTTATAGGTAGAAAAAGTCCAATAAAATGTTATAATTATAAATTTGATAAAATAGATAATTGGAGATTTGAAAGCAAAAGAATGTCTGAAGTTGCTAATGAATTAAATATTGATTATCAAAAATTAGCATATTTTGTAAAAATAGGTAAAATTAATTGTTATAGAATTTCTGAAAAAGGAAAACCTAGATTTCTTTCTGAACATTTAGATACTATAAAAGATATGATAAATAATGGAGAGTTTTCTTAATAATGGAAGATTGTCAAGGACGAGCAGGTTATAAATTATTTAAAATTCTTAAAAAATGTCCTATTTGTCAAAAAGAATATGATATAAATTGGAAAGTGATTTCCCATATTCGAAAATCTAAAGATGAAAAACATCAAAACTTTTTAAAAAAACAAGAACAGGAGGTTTTTGATGTTTTTATAAAAAATAAAGGCAAAGTAGAAAATATATTTAGAACATTATATAATCTTAATAATATTTTTTGTGGAATATCTTACATTAGAATAGACGATATTTTAGAAAAATTTATTGACAGAAAAGAATTAAAGAAAATTAAAATAATGCGTATTTCTTCTACAATGAAAACTTTAATAAAAACAGATGAACATAATAGGAATGTTTCTAAAGGAGTTAAAAGAGCTTGGAAAGAAGGAAAATTTGATACAGAAGAATATTTAAAGGCTTCTAAAGAAGGATATAAAAAAAGAAGAAGTTTTGCTGGAAAAAATAATCCTATGTATGGAAAAAAATCTCCTATAGGATCAGGAAGAGGCAAAGGGGGAATAAGAGAAGATATAGGTTTTTATGTTCGATCTTCCTGGGAGGCTAATTTGTGTAGAATTTTTAAATTTTATAATAGAGATTTTATTTTCGAGCCAAAAAGATTTGAAATAATAATTAATAATGTTCCTTGCACCTATCTTCCTGACTTCTATATTAAAAAAAGTAATAAATATTACGAAATTAAAGGACATGCTAAATCTTCAAATAAATGGCTTTGTTCTTGTTCTGTTTGCATTAAAAATAGAGAAAAGATTAGACAAGTAAGAGAGAAATATGGTATAAAGATTATCGTTATTGGAAATTATGAATATAAGAAGTTAAAGAAGAGATTTAAAAAAACTATTCCCACCTGGGAAAAAGATAATTAAGATGATAGAAAATTACATAAATAAACATACAGTCATGGGAATGATGTCTTATCATTATATCCCTTTTGATAATTTTGATGGATTTTATAAGAATAAAGATAAAACTAAAGTAGTTGTATTTGACAAAAATTATCAAAATGAGGACTGCAATGAAATAAATTATTATTATATTTTAGACAAACCAGAAGAAAAAATTAAAAATATGTATTCTTCTAGTTTATTAATTTCTAATTTTGATAAAGATTATTTTTCTTTAAAAGGATTAGATAATAAAGAAATGAGAGAAACTAGAAATAAATGGAATAAGAGAATAGTAATAAAAGATAATTTAGATAATATAGATGAAGTTTTAAATTTAATAGATCGATGGAATGAGGTATCAGGTTTTAAGTATCGTTGGAATTGCCATAGTGGTTACGATAAAGCTTTTTTTAAAAAATATTATGAAGATGAAAAAGAAAATTTAATTTCTTTATTTTTTTATTGTGAAAATAAATTAGCAGGATATAGTATAGTATCTAAAATAATGGAAAATGATAATTGTTTTCGTTATATTATTAGAAAATCTGATAATTCTATAGGAAGGAACATAGGTTTATATATTGACTTTAAGACCTTTGAAAATATATTTAATGTTTATGAAAAAGAATTTAAAATTAATTGGGGAGCAAGCAGTAAAAACGTATTAAAATACAAGAGGAACAAATTTCCTGTTTTTTTAGAAAAAAAGGCTTGGTTTTATAAGATAAAAAAAGTTCTTTAAAAATTAAATATTATTAAAGGATTTCTCTTAATATGTCGAAATATAATTATAAGATACTTGAATCTGACATAAAAGTATTGAATAAAAATATATTAAAGAGTAAATATCTTTTTCTGTTAGTCAGATTCCAGAATTAGATTTTACTCTTTTTTTATGCTAAAAATAGGAAAATCTAATGAAAAATAGTGAAAAATGTATAATTTGTGGGAAAGAATTAATAGGAAAACAAATAAGATATTGTTCTAAGGTGTGTCAAAATGTAATAATAAAAGAATATCAAAAAATATATATAGAAAAAAATAAAGAAAAAATAAAAAAGTGGCAAAGTAAATACAGAGAAAGAAATAAGAAAAAAATAAAAAAAAATAGAAAAAAATATTATGAACGAGATAAGGAAATAAATAAGCAAAAAAATAAAGAATATATAAAAAAAAATAAAGAAAAAATAAAAAATAAGATGAAAAAATATTATGAAAAAAATAAAGATCAAATAATTAATAAAATAAAATTATATGCAGAAAAAAATAAAAAGAAAATAAGAAATAGAGCAAAATTATATAGAGAAAAAAACAGAGAAAAATTTAAAAAATATTATCAAAAGTATCAGATGCTTACTATTTGTAGATTACATGGATGTATGTCTTCATCTATTCGTCAATCTTGTAAATTAAATAATATAAGTAAAAATAGAAGAAAATGGGAGTATATAGCAGGATATAATACTAAAGACTTAAAAGAACATTTAGAAAAATTATTTCAACCAGGAATGACTTGGAAAAATTATGGAAAAAAATGGCACATTGATCATGTTATTCCTAAATCTTTTTTTCAATTTAAAGATGTTAACGATACAGAATTTAAATATTGTTGGAGTTTAAATAATCTTCAGCCCTTGTGGGCTCAAGATAATTTAGAAAAAAATAAATATTTATATATAAAAAACATTTTGAATAATATTGTGTATAGAGTTAAAAAATGATTAATGAATTTCCATATGATAAAACAAATAGTAATAATCCTTGGTTAATGGAAATTAATAATCAAGATGCTATTATTGGACCAGAAAATATCCCTTTAACTGCAAAATATATTTGGAGCAAAAATGGAGCAGATAGAGAGGATTTAGTTAAATTTGTCTTTAATTATTACAGAAAGAGAGGATTTCCTTTTAATAAATTAAGTGATATTGAATTAAAAGAAGAATTTGAAAAATTAAAAAATAAAGATCCGAATGATGTTATAAATGAAAATGGGGAAATAAAAAACAGTTCTAGTCTAGGAAATGATATATATAAAAATTTTACTTATAAAAAATATTATAAATCAAAGGGAAATACTAAAAGAAGTAAATCTGTTTATGAAGTTTTTTATGATGATGATTTATTTTTAAAAGTATTAAAAAATAGAATGGGATATTGTATAACAAAAGAAGATAAAGAAGAGCGACCTTTTTGTTTTACAATAACGGATAAGATGATAATCCAGGGGATCAAAAGTTCCGGGTTGGGAGTAAATATATCTTTATTTAAACCTATAGTTGCTAAGTATTTATATAAAAAATATGCTAAGAAAAGAATTTTCGATTATTCAAGTGGTTGGGGGGCAAGAGCTTTAGCGGCAATATCTTTAGATTTAGAATATTATGGAATAGATCCTTTAACTTCAAAAGAGAATAATGAAATAATTTCTTTTTTTAATGGAAAAGGAAAAGTAATAGATGGAGTATCTGAAGATATTAATAATTATAAAGATATTCCTATGGTAGATTGTATTATGTCTTGCCCTCCATATTTTGATCAAGAAATATATAGTGACGATGAGAATCAGAGTGTAATTAAATATAAAAATTATGAAGATTGGATAAATATTTATTGGAAAAATACGGTTAAAAATTGTTTAAATATTTTAGAAAAAGAGGGGTATTTTATTTTAGTTATTAAAAATAAGGTAGGAAGATATAATATTTATGAAGATATGAAAAAAGTTTGTTTAGATAATAATTTAATAATTGTAGAAGAAATAAATTATAGAACTTCGAATAGTCACTTATCAAATAAAAAAAATACAGGGAAAATATCTAAAAATACAGAGATAGTTTTAGTATTTAAAAAAAATAAAGGACTTTTTTTATAAATTATATATTATAATATGTTTAAATAATATGGACAATATAACAAGGAGAAATTAATATGCCACTTAGAGACGGAACAGGTCCATTCGGAGAAGGACCTTTAACTGGAAGAGGATTAGGGGGATGTTCAAAAGAAAATAATGTTAATAATGAATTAAAAACAAAAGAGAATATAGATAAGGAAATAAATCAAAGAATGGATTTTGGGATCAGAAGAGGATGTAGAAGAGGATTTGGAGCAGGTTTTGGGCGAAGAGGAAGAGGCTTTAGACCTTTTTAAAAGATTATTTATAAGATAAAATGGATAATGACTTAAAAGAATATTCTATTCAATTGACTAATAGGCACAAGAATCAACAACCTAAAAAAGGGAAATTTTGGTGTTATAATTGTGACCATTTTTTAATTTTTAAAGGTCAAAAATGTCCTAATTGTGGAAAAAAAGATATTTCTAAAAGATTTAAAAAAAGAGATATATTTTAAAAATCATGTCTTAATTAAAGGTTTTTATTCAAAAAATAATAAATATTAAGTATATTTATTATTTTTGAGATTTTTAAATGTCTAATATTATAAAGCCTAGAGATGTTTGGTTTGTAACAAATGTTACAAATAAAACTTTAATAATAACAGATATTCCGTCTATTCCTAAGTTAACAACTGGATTAAGAATAGATTTATTATTATATGCATCTAAAAGTGCTTTAAATAATTCTACTACTTTATCTAATTATGTAAATCAGGGATGGATAATAGTTGAAGATTATTTACATACTCATGATGATAAATCTAATGTTGGACATACTCATGTTCTAAAAGAAATAACAGATATAGTTTCTACAAGTGAGCAATTAAATAAAGCTGGTGTATTTTTTTCTGGAACTAATATAACATCTAGTCAAGCAAACTTATTAATAAGTGGGGGAAATGCAGATTCTTTACATATTCATAGTTCTTCTGGTGGAGTTTCTATTCATAATGATTTAGAAGAAATTCAAGGTGGAGAAGAAGATGAATATTATCATTTAACAGAAAATGAATATTTAGGGTTAGTTGATGGAGATAATGCAGATAGTTTGCATAGTCATATTATTGATCATGCTAATTTATTAAATAAAGGGGTTAATTCTCATACAATAATAGATTCTCATATTTCTAATTTATTAATACATTTCTCTCAGAGTCAAATAAGTATAACTGAATCTCAAATTAGCAATTTAGATAAATATACTAAAGATGAAGTTGATGATTTAATTTCTGGAGTAGGGGGAGATTACTTAAATAAAGATGGAAGTAATGCAGACACTACAATAAATATAGGAAGCCAAGATTTAATTACTACTGGAACGTTGACTTCAGATAATCTTTCAGGGGGTAACACAGGAGATCAGGATTTATCTGGGTTAGTTCCTTATACAGGAGCAACAACAAATGTCAATTTGGGATTGCATAATTTAACAACGACGGGTCTTGGGACATTTGGGAATCTTGATATAGACACACTAAATTTTAATGGGAATGTAATTTCCGATAGTACCGGAACAATATCTTTTGATAATGATAGTATTACTACTAGCGGGAATATATCTTCTACTCATTTATTTCTTGGCTTAGATTTTTCTATTACTAAAGCAGGAAATTTATGGGTGATAGACGGAGAAAGTTCTGATGCAGATACTAATACATTAATTTTGGCAACCGGAGCGGAGCAGCATATTATTATGGGGGTGGGATCTAGCACTGGCGGAATCGACGCGATGGATATTGGGGTAGAAGGGGGGATGATAAGAACCAGGACTTCTTTTGACGTTGGCGGCAACGTCATAATGAGTAATACCGGCACTATAAGTTTTTCAGATGATAATTTGGTGACTTCGGGATCGGTAAAGTCTTCAAGCTACATATTTGAAAAAGGTACATATGACCTTACGCTATTGTCAGAGTCGATTACTTCGCCTAGTAAGACAATTACATTTCCTAATTTAACTGGGACTGTTCTTGTCGGCGGAGCCGGGGTCAATGTGGCGGCGTTTATATCTAGCAAAATAATATCGACTGATTGGTCTCTCAATGCTGGCAGGAACAATATGACGACAGGTAAAATAGATGGGATAGTCGCTGAATCGTTAACGGCGGCGACAGATGTCGTCCCAGTAAGGTCTAGCCCTCATCTTAGATTGCAGGGGAATGCTTGGGATGGAGTATCCGGATCTATAGAAACGTATTGGAGCATAAATAATCAGCCTATAAGTGGGGTCAATTATGAGCCAGTTTTGAACTTTGCTTGGGGGTCATTCACTCAGGCGTATGAAAATGTAGTTAAATTTTATAAAGATAAGATACAAACTCCGAAGGATAATTTTAAATTTTATTTTGGGGTAGATGATGACGCTTCTATTTATTTTGATGGAACTGATCTAAATATAGATTTAGATAATCCTTCTATGGGGGGCGTAATAAAATTAAATGATGATGTGGAAGTCTTAGGAGATTTATCTATCGGCTCCTATCTATATTTATCAGATATTAATACTCAAATATATAAAGATGTCTCGAATAATTTAACTTTTTCCGATATTAATATAGGAGCATTAACTTTGAGCGATATGACAAAACCAAAATTAATATATGTTAAAGATACTGGTTTATCAGGGAATATAGATTTATCAGATGCTACCAATTGGAATGTTAGTAAGTCTATTATTAAAGAAATAATAGTAAAAACAGATGCTACTGATTGGGATTTATATATTATACAAAAAGATAATTATCCTACTGATGACGCTGTTATTCCTATTCGAGAATTGGTTCTTGGTGCATCTGGAGATAGAGATTTAGTATTAGATTTATATTATGAGGATGAAGATAATTCAAAAGAGGTTCATTTATATTTTGTTGATAATGGGGGGTCTGAAACAGCAGATATTTATATTTTAGGAGTGGAGGCTAGATAATGGAAGAAGATATAGAGATATTAAATAATGAATTATTAGCAAAAGACGGAATTATATTTATTATTGAAACAGAGAAAGATAGGGTTTTGGATGAAAATTTATTTTTAAAGTTAGAAATAGAAAAATATAGAAGTCAAATTTCAGAAGCGAATACTATATTGTTTAATATTAGTTTTGATAACGAAGACAGCATTGATGATTATAAAAATTTGCTTATAAAATATTTAGAAAAATATAAAATATAAAAATGGAGATAGAATAGAGCGATGGCGTTATCTGTATCAATCCAATCTACCTATATAAATGTTGCTTCCGGTACGGGGAGTCTAGAAGATTTATATCAAACAATATACGATTTAGCTGGCGGGGCAGAGACATATATGACAAAGATAGGGGCAGGTCCGTATATATACGAAATTTTAGGGAATAAGCTATTATACCTTAGGGGGGGATCTGTCCTAAACATAAATAATCCGGGAGATGAATTAAGGTGGACTTTATCTATTAGTGCTGCCCCTGTCCTTTATAGCTTTATTGGATCGGAATTAAATGTAGTAGAGGGTTGTACTTTAAATTTCAATAATAATGCCCCTGCTTCGGGCATATATACATATATTTATATGTCAGGAAAAATTCGATTAGAAGGGACTATCGCGAATCCAATCACTTTAAAAAATTATTCTCAATTTAGGTTGTATTCGTCAGTTTCTGACGCAGAAGATCGTTATTTTAACAATGTTAGGCTTGGATACATTACTTATTCTGCTTCTTTTTATTATTTATCTTTTTATCAAGACACATATTCTTCTTATTCTCCAGTAGGAATTTTTAAAAATATAACTATTGATGGGGAAGATAGAGGTGTCATAGTTTTTTCTCAATCATCAGATTTGAGTAAGGTTTTATTCGATAACTTTATTACCGATAGAGTATATAGTATCGTTACAACTCAGGGGTCAAATCTTAAGTTTTCCAATTCTTCTTTTAAAAAAGGATATTATTATAATTCTATTTATGGTCTTGCGGCACAAAATAGATACTATCGGTCGTCGGATGCTTATAAGAGGGCAGAATCTTTTCAGCCTAAGATTACGTTTGAGAATTGTGTATTTGAAGATAACTATACGAGCGTAGCTACTAAAGCTTGTTTTCATTATAATAATTATAATACAATAATAAAATTTAAAAATTGCACTTTTTCTGGCAATGTTTATATTCCAATGAATAGAGGAGCCGCAGTCGGGTATGGGACTTCTATGCTATGGGAGGGAGAAAATATTTTTACTAATATTACCGAAGACAGGTATTGGCATCCGGATTACAATGGGCAGCATCTCCATGTGTTCCCATTAGAGATGCATGTAGTAGATAGAAACAATAATTATATAGAGGGGGCAAATGTAGGAGTAGCACAATCAGAAGGGAAAGAAGATTTTCAATTTGTGACTTATGATTCTCCAGGAAATAACCCATCAGGTGATCCTGTTGGCAATATTAGAGACTTATTCGGAGACAATCCTGTTTTTGTTCACAGGGAAGAAACGTCCACAGGAGTCTACGAAAATTGGTCTGACGACATTTCTGCTGGCAGATACCATCAAATCACTATTTCTAAACCAGGATATAAACTTTGGACAAGAAATGTTACATTTGACCAAGATGTGGTAATTACTGCTGTTTTAGAACCAGAAGGGAAAACATTATCTCTTCCAGTAACTTATTAAAGAGGAAATATTATGTTAACGGATACAGAAAAAGAAATTTTAAGATTTTGGCTACATAGACAGTTAGCAACTCCTGATCAGATGAGGCGTATTAGTTTACTATCTGATGAAGAAATAAGGGCATTACTTTCTCCGTTTATAAAAGCAAAATTAATAGAATTAAGAGATGCTAAAAATACAATAGAGGAAGAATTGTCTCTTTTTGAATCTGTAGAAAATATAGATGATGAAGAAAATATAAGTTAAAATATGTGTTATTAAAAAGGGATTTTTTCTATTTTTTGCAATCTAATATAGATAAGTAGTATTTTTAAAAGGAGATTATATCATGGATTTTATTTTAGGATTAATAGTTGGCGTTATTGTTGGGGCTGTTTTTGCTCCAGTTCTTATTAAATTGTGGAAATGGGGATATGCTAAAATTACTAAAAATGTTGATGATCTAGACTAAAAAAGAAAAATTTATTTGAATTTTTGAATATTATTATTTTTAAAAAAGGGTTTTTTATTAGAAATAATAATTATATAGTAATCATTATTTTTAAAAAAGGAGATATAGAATGACTATAAGAATTGGAGATACAAAACCAGCAACCCCTACTATCAAATTAACTGGGACGAGATATAATACCAGAACAGAAGTAAGAACCGCATATACCGCAGAGGAAGTTAGTACAAAAGAGTCTTTATCAGGACAAACAGCTTCTAAAGGTGCTATTTTAACATTTCTTGGAGATGTTATCGTTACTTTTGGAACAGACGGAGATAATTATACGGATGCTGTATATACAAATACAAGTACTAATTATGTTGGACATAGTAATATGGGGTCTGATAATAAAGTAAACGATGAGGCTCAATTATATTTTACTTTAAATGGAAAAGACCCTATTAGAACAAAGGCAAATTTATATTATGGACAAACAATTACTCTTAAATCTAATAAAAGCGGGTCTGACAATACTATTATCAAGGTTAAAAAATACGCTGGCGGGTTATGGAGCGATGTAGCTATCGCTGAAATAAAAATTGTTAGATCTAATAAAAATGCTGTTTAATTATTTTTAAAATAAATTAACAACGAGGATACCTATGAAAATTATAAAAACATCTAGTTATATTAAATTGTCTGTTTTTGTCAATCCTAATGTTTTTAAGGACGAAGATGAAGAAGATTTGCTTAGTGGAATTAAGCAAAATATAGAAAAAAAGAGGGAATTAGGTTTCTTTGGAGATAATCCTAGAAGAACTAAAAGAAAAGATGATATGAGACGAGTTAGAGAAAAAGTTAATACAAATATGTCAGATAAAGAATGGACAGATCTTGTGTCAAGAACAATACAAAAAGAGTTGTCAGCACAATTTTAATTTAATGTCTATTTAATATTTCCATTCATGCAAAAAAAAATCTACATCTAATCGTGTAGATTTTTTTTTGTTTTTTCGATAATTAAAATATAGATTTAGGAGATATTTTATGGATCCATTAGTTTTTCTAGATGTTAGTAATAAAGTTATGTTTATCTATTCAAAAGATGGAGTAGTTTCTGTCCCTTTTTCAGAATTAAAGGATATTTCAAAAGAAGATTTAGATGGAGATATTATCTATATACAAAATGCATCTAAGACTAAATTTTCTGAAGTTGTAAAATTAGTAAATGGAGAAAGAACTAATTCTGTTATAAAAGAAAATATTATCCCCCAAAAATCTTCAAATTTTACTAGTTTAAATAAGAAATCTTCTGTTCATTCTAAAGATGAGAGAAAATATTTGCATTTTCCCAAAAAAAGCACATTAATTATCCCTGATATGGAGGATTTATCTTTTAGAGGAAGATATGATATTAAAGAATTAAACAATGAGATGTTAAATTTTATTAAAAAATCTAGTTATTTACAAGACTTTATAAAATCTGGAAAAATAAAAATAATCTATAAACAAGATAAAACAGAATTATTAAAAGAACAAAAAATAGAACAACAGGCGAAGCAAGAGCAAATAGATAGAATTATGAATAATAAATCAAAAGAAGGAAAGAGTGCTAAAGATGCTATGGAATCTATTTTTGATGACGAAGATCATATAAATCTTGACGATGAAAAGGAATAATTTAATTTATGAAGATATTAATAACAAATTTAGGTTCTTTAGTTGAAAATGTAGTTTCTTCTAGTATAATTAAGGGGATTCTTCATAAACATAAAAATTATGAAATATATTGGTGCATTAATAATGATATTAGTAAGGATTTTTTAAAATATAATAAACATATAAAAAAAGTTTTAAGTTTATCTGAATTATATAAATGTAGTGATTCTTTTGACTTATGGATTAATTTATTCCCTAATTTTCCATTTGATTTATCATCCAAAATATTAGCAGAAAAAGCTATTGGAATAGGATTTGATGATAAGTTTAATAGTTTTTTTGATGATTCTATAAATAAAGATTATATGAATATGTTTCAAATGTATTTTAAATCAGTTGGTTTATCTTGGAGGGGAGAGGGGTATTATTTAGGATATTTTCCTAAGAATAAAACAAAAAGGACAAATGTTGGAGTTGCTGTAGCTAATTTAAATATAAGGAATTATATATATGATAAGTTAGATTTAGAAGAGTCTAAGTTATGGCATATTCCATATAAGAAATCTATTTTAAAAAAGATGGATGAAATAAATAGATGTAAAAGTATAATTACTGATGATTTATTAACTTTTCATTTATCTGTATATTTACATAAATATGTTTATTTTTTAAAAACATTTCCTATCCCCTATAAACTAGAATTTTTTGGGAAGGGGGAAGTTTTTGAAGTTCCTGCAAAAATATTTTACACTTAAATTTAAGAAAGGATTTTATGAAGATTAAAACAAATGAAGGCTTAATTAAAATCAATCAAAATGAAATTAATATTATTCCGAAATTAGAGATTTCTATTTGTTATTTGCCAGGAGATTTTGGTTTTCAAACAAAATATTCTGGAAAGGGAGTTAAAATAGGAATAATTGACTCTGGAAGACCATTTCATAAGGATATTATAGATATAGGGTGTAGTAATAATTTTTGTAAAGATTCTAAAGCAAAAGATTATAGAGATACTGTAGGACATTCTACAATGATATCTGGAATAATAGGAGCTAAGAATAAAGAGTCTATTATCGGGTTAGCTCCAGATTCTACTTTACATTTTGCAAAAGTTATAGATAAAAATAGATTTATTGATTATAATTGTGTTGTTGCTGCTATTATTTGGTCTATTGTTAGAGAATTTGATATAATTGTTTTATCTTTAGGATCTCAATGTGGATATCAATTATTACAAGATTCTATTAAAAAGGCTTATGATAACGGGATATGTGTAATTGCCTCTGCTGGAGAGCAAAATCAGGATAATAACTATGAATTAAATTATCCTGCTTGTTATTCAGAAGTTCTTTCAGTCGGAGAGTATTCTGATGAAAATAAAAAGAATATAAAAAATAAATGTGATATCGCTTTTCCTAAAAAAAAATATATTACAACTTATTTAAATAATAAATACGCAAATGTTTCTGGTTCTAGTATTTCTACTGCTATTGTAACTGGAATATGTGCTTTAATAATTGAAAAAATAAAAAAAGAAAATACTAATATAAACAAAGAAGATTTTCCATCTATGGTTTATACTGAATTAAAAAATATTTTTAGATAAATATAAACAAGGATTATTTTGGTAAAAAATAAATATATTCTTAGACATATTCCTAATAAAGAGATATATTTATGGACCAAAAAAATAATAAAAGATCAGAACAAAGACGAGATGGTATAAATCCAGAGGTTTGTAAATTAAAACATGATGCTATTGACAGAGAAATTGTTCAAATAAATGAGAGAATAAACGAGCATGAAGAAATATTAGAAGATACAGATAATTTAATTGAAGAAAGCACATCTCAAGTTAAAGATAAAATCATTGTAACTAAAGAATCATTAAGTTCTAGAATAGATTCTATAAATGAAGTTATAGTTGGAAGTAAAGATAAAATTGGAATTCTAGAAAATATTAGAAGACTACAGTGGGGAGTATGTACGTTATTTGTATTAGTGGGATTATTGATAGGGGGAAAAATTTCTGGTATCGGAATAGATGATATAAAACAATTTTTATTTAAAGATACAGAAAAACAAGTCAAAGAACATATTCAAAATAAAGATATAGAAAATGAAGATTTGGTAGACATAAAAACTAAATCTGAATAATAGGAGAAAATATAATGTCTATTTCTGCAGTTACTGATAAAAGAGGAGCATTTAAACAGGGAGATTGGGGCGTTGTTTCTATAAGAATAACTGATAATTATAGCAATCCAATAGATGTTGAAAGCATTACTATATCTATATCTAAAGATAGCTCAATAGTTTCTTTTGATTCTTATATTCCTATGCAAGTAGATGATGGATTTTATGTTTTTGAATGGGTAATAGATTCAGATCAAACTACTGGAGAATATTTAGTTACATGGGCATATGAATATGAGGGAGAAACTTATACAGAAGAACAATCTATTGTTATATTTTCTGGTTCATCAGAAGCATCTGCTCCTATTTTATATAATGAAAGATTAATTGCAATTAGAGATTCATTAGAACATTTAATAACATGTGCTCAAAAAATCCCTGTTTATTTTGAACAAGCAAAACCTTCTAGAGATAGAAAACTTTTTGAATTTTCTTTTCCAAGATGGAATCAATCTAATAAAATAAAAATTTATAGAAATAAACAAGTTTTAAGTTCTGGATATAATATTAATTATTATAAAGGTGGAGTCTTATTTGATAATAGAGTTTTAGATCAAGATATAATAAATGCAGATTATGAATTTAGATGGTTCTCTGATGATGAAATAGACCAATTTTTAAATAATTCTTTACAAGCATTTAATTCCTTTCCTCCTTATGGAAATTATACTTTAAATAATGTTCCTACTCCTTATATATCTGCTGTTTTATATGGGGCATCTAAAGACGCTCTTAGACATTTAATGATGTGTTTACAATTCCAAGAGCCTCAACAAGTTTTTGGAGGAGGGGAAAATGCCCAAAAAGCTTTTTCTAATATTGAAACATTAAAACAAAATTATGAAAAAGACTGGGACAAATTAACAGAAATTAAAAAATATGGAAAATATCCGGGGGCAAAGATGATAATAAGTCCAGAGTTTACTTTGCCAGGTGGAAAATCGCGTTGGTTTCGTCTTATGTTTAAATAATTTTTTATAAATGCTTATTTTATAACAACTTATATTTTTTATAATATTTTTAAATTTTTAGAGGACTTTTTATTATTTTTCCACAATATATATTGTATAGATTTTACTTGGAAAGTGATTTGTTTTACAATATGATAAAGAAAATATAAGGAGTTAAAAAATGGCAAGAAAAAATGAAGTTCTTACAAAAGAAGTTAAAGAAAAAATGGTTTTATCTAAACAAAAAAAATTAGCATCTAAATATGATTGGAGGACAATAGACTTATATTTAGATGTAGTTATAGATAATGGCTCTTCTAAAAGATCTACAAAAACTATAACTTTAAGAAAGTTTAAAGAAAAAATAGAAGATGGATTATCTTTAAATGATATTATTAAACAAGGAGTTTCGAAACATTTATTAGTATTTTTTAGTAATTTTTGTCAGGGAAAAATAAATTTAACAAAAGAAGAATTTATTATTTTTTATGAAAAAGGCATAGAGCTAGAAGAAATAGCTAAACAGTGTAGAATTACAAGGGGAGATATTGCCTATTTGAGACAACTATATAATATAAAAATAAAAGGAGCTAATTTTATAAAACGTAAAAAAAATGAAACCCCTTTAACTTTCCGGCAAAAGGAAATACTATATGGGGCGATGATGGGAGATGCAAAAAGGCAGCATTCTAAATCAAATTCATCTGCTGGATTCGGACAGGGGGAAAAACAGTATGAATACTTAATGTGGAAACATAATGAATTTAGAAACATCGTTTCAGATAAAGCACTAAGAAGGATAGAACAAATAGATAAAAGAGGGTATAATAATTCTATTATGTGGAGGTTTTATACTAAAGCCAACACAGATATAGAGAAATGTATGGATGAATTTTATGGAAAAAATGGAAAACAGATAAATAAAAATATTTTGAATAAATTATCTCCTCTTTCTATTGCTGTATGGTATATGGATGACGGATTAACTTGTTGGGGGGATAATTCTAGAAAACAAGGATGGAATCCAACTCCTGAAGTTAAAATTTGTACAGATTCTTATTCTAAAGAATCTTGTAACAATATAGTAGAATGGTTTAAAGAAAGATGGAATATTGACTCTCATTTAAGAGAAAGAGGAATTAGATCTGATGGAGGAATGTCTTATCGAGTTGTTCTTAAATATACTTCCGCTTATTTTTTTCTTGATCTTATCCGTCCTCATATAATACCTTCTATGCTTTATAAAGTAGATTATGAAGAATATAAGAAAAAGAAAGGAATTTGTGTTCCTTGGTAGAAATATAAATATAGTAAATTTTTTTATTCATTATTCTTTTCCAAGGGAAAATATATAATGAGGTTATTAAAGATGAAAATAATATTAGATAATATAGAAAACTCATTAACTAAAATGAAGAAGGAAAGAGAAGAATCTAAAAAACAATATTTAGATAATATTAATATCCCATATAGAGAGATTTATTTAAAATTATTTAATGAGACTTCTATAGAAAAAAGAAACGAAATAATAAAAAATGAGATTACAGATGATTATTATGAACAGATTAAAGCTGAGGGATATTTTTGTCCTTATTTAATATCTATTTGGGATGAAAATTTACCTTCTAACCATATAAGTAAAGAAACTATAAAATGGAAAGATGAATTTGGAGAAATGTGTATTGAAAATTTGTTTAAAATATTAGATATTTATAATAAAAATCACTTAAAAGTTATTGGGAACTGGAGAGGATACTCTTTTTTACATCAAATGGCAGAAATAGAAAGATAAGGAATAATATGAATTGGTATAAAGTATTAAAATTTAGTTCATATTCTTTAGAATTTCCAAAAGATGTATATCCTCAAATAAAAGAAATAGTTGAAAAAATAATAAATTTTTATATAAAATACAAAAAACCTTTACTTGGCGTCACTTTTATAGGGAAAATAATATTTTTAGATATTTATTCTAAAAGGCAACTTATTTCTAAAATATATATAACTAACGAAGTGGTGTCAACTAAGGTGACATTAAATAATAAACCATTAGCTTATAGAGATAGAATTAATGGCAATATTTATTTTAACATTGTTAAGGAGTTTTTACAAGGAGTAAAAGATGATATTAATCTTGTAAAATTGACAATAGAAAATCAATTAATACACGAATTAACTCATTCTGTAGATCCTAAAATAATTAATTTAAATAGAACTTATCCAAATATAGCACATAGATTATTAACTCCAACTGAATTTGATTCTCATAGTAAAGAAATAATAAGTTATATAAATACAGCTTATAAAAATATTAAAAATAAAGATAAAATAAAAAATTGGGTGATATCTGACAAATTTGGAGAGCTTGATAGCATTATAATGAATATTTTAAATATCCCAGATCCAATTTTTAGGATAATTCAATTTTGGAAAGATAATAAACCTATATTCTATAGAAAACTTAAACAAAGAATATATAATGAGGTTATAAATAATGGCAGTAATACTAGACAGAATCAAAAAAGTAAAACAAATAATGAAAAATAATAAAAAATTTGTAAGACAGGAATATTTAAAAAATCTTAATTTACCTTATAGAGAAACATATTTAAAATTGTTCAATGAAAAGTCTATTGAAAAATGCAAAGAAGTAATTAATGAGGAAATAAAAGATGATTATTTAGAGAATTTAAATGCTATTGGTTATTTTTGTAATTTATATAAAATATCTTTATGGAATGGAAAATCTTGGATTGATGATAATGATAGAAAGATAATAATTTGGGAAGATAAATTTGGAAAAATGTGTATAAAAAATTTATATAAAATATTAAATAAATATAATAAAGAACATCTAAAAGTAGATGGAAGCTGTAGTGGATATATGTATTTATATCAAATGGCAGAAATAGAAAGATAAGGAATTTTATGAATTGGTATAAGAAAGCACAAATTTCTTCTGATATAATTATAGATATGGATAATTATTCTCAACAAATCCATACTGTTTTATTTAATTTAATTGAAACTCCATTTGATTCAGATCAATGCTCACTAATAAAACAAAAAACTAAACAATATCTTGATAATTTTATTAGAGTTTTACATGAAAACAATATACATAATTATGATAATATTTTAAATGGAGTTAATGATTTTAATTTTATTGAAAAAAATTATGATACTATTTTAGATAATATATGGGGAATTAGGGGTGATATTTTTAAAACAATTAAACCAAATTTTGATACAAAGATAATACAGTCTCTTAGAGACACAATTACTAATTTATCTGATTTTAAGAAGTGTGTTGAAAATTATTATTTTACAGAGGAGAATGCTTTAGAGGAAAAAAATAGACTTATAAAAGAATCTTTTGATAATATGAATAAAATAAAAAATGAATTATCAAGAATTTTATCATCTGCTAGTAGTCAATATAAAGGTAAAATTTTTCCAATAACTATTGAGGCTTCTGAAGATTACGATGAAAATGGAAGAGATGTAAATTTAGAAAAAGGAACAAATTCTGCATTATTATATGTAGGAAATAAAGATTATTATATTTATATGTCTATTTATTGGGATGGCGAAAAAATACAAATATTAGGAGATGAGGTTGAAGATTTTGGAGAATTAGAAGAGGAATTTGGAGAGGAGGTAAGCGATATAAAGCCTTTTTATAATTTAATTAGAACAATTATTAAAAATCCAAATCGCATAGAAAATTCTGTTCAAAAAACAACAACTGTTTATACTGCTCGTCCTGTTAAAGATTTTTCTATTTTTGAAAATGCTTCTAAGGTTCCAGTAGATATTTTTGTTTCTACTAATTATAATTTTGTTGAAGGATTTGCAATAGATAATAAGCCTAGGGATATATGGAAAATAAGAATTTCTGATAATTATTTAATAAATGATCAAACAAATAATCCTGATTTTATTTTTCAAGTTTATAATCCATCAGGGGAAAAAGAAGTTCCTATAAAAAGAATACAATTCATAGAGAGAATAGATAAATAATGAATTGGTATAAAAGAAATAAATTAGCATCAAATAATATAAGGTAGAAAAAATGTTAAAAAAGTTACCTAAAAAAGATCATTATATTTATAATGATTATGAAGAAGTTAAAAGTTGGAATGGAAAATTATTTCAAGAAAGGATAGAAGATATAGAGCCTGAAATTTTCTTTAGAATAGTTTTAGAGGGGGCTGAAAAATTTGCTCATCCCAATGTTGCCCCTCCTCCGGATTATTGCGAAGAAGAGGATAAGGATAAATAATAATGTTAAGAAACATAGAAAAAAAAGATCATTATATTTATAATGATTATGAAGAAGTTAAAAGCTGGAGTGGAGAATTATTTCACGAAAGAGCAGAAGATATAGAACCTGAAATCTTTTTTAGAATAGTTTTAGAAGAAGCTAAGAAAATAGACAGTTTTCCTGAAGTAGAGAAAATATATTATTAAGGATAGATATAATATGAATTGGTATAAAAAAGCAAAATTTAATAAAAATGCAAAACAAGGAATACCTTGGACTCCAGATATAGAAACAATAAAAAAAATAGATTACAATGTCTTCGGCAAGAAAGCCCCCGATTTCAATCGGGGGATGAATTGCCGTATTTTTAATATATCATAAATATTTCTTAATATCAAATAAAAATTAAAGGAAATTTAAATAATTTATGATATATTATTATAGTTCTTTGAAAAGTAAAGAGTATATGGTTTTATAAATAAAAAACTGTTAAACAGTTTAACTTTTATAAGTAAAACTCTAAAGTTAATATAGTTTTCTTTATTTTATAAAATTTCAGGAAAACCTAAAAAAAAGAAATTTTATTTTATCTTTTTTTTTAAAAGATACTACGTGTGGAACACACGAAAGTAAAGCCTTTGGAGATTAAAACCTCTTCATAAAACATTTTTATTTTAAAAATGTTTTATGTAAGTTTTTATCGTTGAATTAGGAAGCCCCCGAATTTATTCGGGGGTAGTTCACATGTATGCTCTTCCTCCTATAGGAGAAGGATTTTCTTTCGAAGAAATAGGGAGACAATTACAAATTCCAGAAAGTGCTATTAGAAATTTTTTCAAAAAAACAGGAAGACATAGTAGAAATAAAAAAGAACAACTTATGTCTCCATATACTAAAAAAAAGAAAGAACAGGCGTATATGGAAAAAAGAAAAATTACTTCTCCTGAAGATATACAAGTAATAATAGAATTATATAATGAAGGAAATAGTATTAGAGATATAGCAGATCTTTATCAAGTATCTTCTGTTTTAATAAAATCAATTTTAAAAAGAAACAACATTGCCCGACGAAATATGCAAGAGGCTACAAACACACAAATTTCAAAGGAAAAAAGTAGAAAAAGTACGTTATATTATTGGAAAAATCTTGAACAACAGGGGATAGGATTTTGGGATAAATTAGAAGATTTTTTACAAAAACATATTCAAAATTTTCCTATAGAAAAACAACAAGAAGAGTATGAAAGAAAAAGAAAAGAAATATTGCAGGCTATGGGATCAGGACGTAAAAAAAATATTGCGTTAAATATTTTTAAAAATAATATAAAATTTTCTTAAATATAGAATAATATATATATATGAAATTTAATAATATTGTATTGTTTATTATTTTGAAGGAAGAAAAGATAAAGAAATTATAAATAGTAAAAAAATATTTATTATCATTATAATTCGTATGAAAAAAAAGATAGGTATAAATAATGAATTGGTATAAAATAGCACAGGAAATGAATGTTTTAGATAATGTTGAGGAATTTGACCCAGAAACTCATAATACAAATTATTTAGATATCGGGCATAAAGCATATTTTGAAGAAGCTAAAAATCCTAAAAAAATTAAAGAATATTTATGGGTTTATTTTAATGAAGCGTTATTAATAGAAAAAGTTAATTATTATATATCTCATAGGGATGCTTTTCCTCAGGTAAATGGGTGGGAAAATTTATTTTATGGCAGATTTGATTCTTCTTCCGGAAAATTATCTTTAGGAATTCCTAAATATAAGGAAAAACTTTTAGACTATTCTATTCCGAGAAAATTAATGTTAAAATTGATGAATAAATTTAAAATAAGGAAAATATATAAATTTTCAGAAAGGAAAAATGAAAAAACAATATGAGAATAAGTAAAGATACGTAAGGAATAAATAATATGAATTGGTATAAAATAGCACAAATTACATCTATTTCTCAACAAGATGCATTTAATAGGAAAATGTTTGGTCCTGTTTTTCATGGAACTTCTTCTAATAATAAACAAAAAATAGATGCTGAAGGATTTAAAATATTTATTGGGAACGAGAGAAGTCAGAATATTTCTCATGGATATGAAAATACTCAATATGGAGCAACTGGAAATATTCCTCCTATTCATCATTTAGGTTTTGGAATTTATTTTACAACAAATAAATCTATAGCTAAGGGATTTAATAATCAAACAACTTCTGGATTAGATACTTATTTTTTAGATGTTCCTAATTTAGAGATTATAAATTTTGGATCTCCAAATACTATGATGAAATGGTGGATACAAAATGGATATGATCCTAATTTAGCTATAAAAGATAGAGTAAAAGCAACACAAATTTTAACAGATAATTTAAAATCTAAATATGATGCAGTTTGGTATAAAGGAAAAGGATTATATAGGTTATTAGATGGAGATCAAATTTGTGTTTATGATACATCTAAAATCTATAAAATAGATAAAAAGTTAAATAAACCAGGAGAAATAGGAAGTAAGGTTATAAGATTAACTGATAATATGAAGGGAGTATTATTAAATAGAAGACCCATAAAAGAAGAATATAAACAATTTCATAACAATGAAAATGAGTTTTTAGATGTTAAATGGCAAAAAGGGGGAAGAGATTATAATGTTTATCCTAGTCAAGTTTCTTTTGCCCAATCTAATAATTTAAATAAATATTCTCAAGAAAAATTAAATTTATCTTCTATTATTCAAAAATGGAGAGATCAAGGAATTACTTTAGATGTATGGGAAAATAATAGAAAAAATCTTATTTTATTAGATAAAATTATTGTTCCTAAAGAAAGAAGAAAACAAGGAATAGGTTCTCAAATTTTACAAGAATTAACAAATTATGCAGATT